TCCCTCCACCATCCACCGAATTAATAGCCTTGACGGTTATGGCCTTGCCGAGATAATCAACACTGGTGATGATGAGTATCACATAATCCGTTTCCCCATACTCATAGTTCTTTACTTCCGCTCCGGACGTAGCAGGAGTCGCACCCACCGCACCATTCTGGAGTACACCAGTATCATCAGTAACCAAATCAATCCGCATACCTTGGCGGAAATTGGCGATACGGCCATAAGTCTCATCAATCGTAATTTTGCCGTATTCCGAACCTGCATCACCAACCCGAGCTATCACGTCAATTCTTCCAAGAACTTGACTCTGAAAACCAGCTTCATTCGTTACACTATGAGAGAAGAAACTGGAAGCCTCATAAATAGCTTTCAGCTTGGCTACAGCCTTCATATCCCGTGCCACTTTCTTAATCTGAGCAGCATTCAGCAATTCGGCCTGTTTCCAAGCGGCAGGAATGGAAAAGTTACCCACGACTTTATGAAGGACAAGCTCCCTCTTAATATCGCCCATGTGAGGCGATTCCGAAGCCTTCGGGAAAATTGTCAAACCGGATGTTAAAGTCGCAGGTGTTACATCTAACATCTGAGTCTGCGTCCCGGTAAAGGCTTCCATTGTCGGGCCGAGCGGATCAGCCGACTCAATCATACCAGCCACGCCGGTTTCGTAAAGGTGAAGCACCTTATATCCACGACCGACACCTGTCTGGCTCTTAACCCCTAACGCTGTCCGTTTAATCTTATCGAACACGGGGGCTATGGCCGGGCCTGCCTCGGTAATCATCTGTGGCAGTTCTTCCCTCACGAGGTTATCGAGGATTCCAATTGCCTGTGTCATAATTACTTACTCCTTAAGGACTTGTGGTTTTTGACTCTCAAATATATCACCATATTGTGACACAATATCATTGTCCACATAGTCTTTTATTTCGTCAAGATTTGTTACTCTTTCCGCCCACCCAACAACAGCATTACACATTGAACAAAGTAACCCCCGAATAGCACCTGTCATGTGGTTGTGGTCTACTGACAATCTACGTTTAGATTCACTCTCTTCGGCTCCACACAACAGACACTTTCCACCTTGCAATTGGAGCAAAAGATTATAATCTTTTGAAGTGAACTTTATTCCTTGGCAACGCCAACGACATGCTCTATTACTATCAGAGTTTTTTGAGTCTACAATAGACCCGTCTATCCGATGTTTATGACAAACTGGTCTTTGAATGCAATATAGGTCTCCGCTTGTATGGTAGCAATATGCCAATTTCCGGTAATTTTTGCATCCGACTGCCCTACAACGTAACCTTTTACAGACAACACCCTGACGGTCAGTATAATATTTTCTTCTAAAAAGCGGAATTTTACTAACCCTTGACTACACATAAACTTATTTAACCGGCTCTATCCGGCACATTTATGAATTAGCCAGAGGTTTCAATCAGCGAATCACTTCATTTTCCGAGCAGTATGAACTGCCTTCTGAAGATACCTTGCGATAAGATTCTTCTCTTGGTCATCTTCGTTAGAAGGAACTCGCTTGATTGGTTCATCAGCTTGGATTAAAGATGAAAGTCCTTCACTCGGAGCCAGGCCCAAAACAATGGGTTGCTGGTTGAGTTTCTTTGGGATACCCAATTTAGTCAACTTCGACCGCACCATCTGTACGCTCGCCGTAACCAACTCGGCTCCAAACGTCTTTCCATTCTGTATCTTCTGTAGAACATCCTCAGCTACCATATTCTTAACTTCGGACAACACTTCTTTGCTGTCCTCACCTACTATCATTTTACCAATTATCTCATCTTTGTCAACCGCTTTGTCCGATATTTCTCGAATTTCTTTCCGAGCATCATTGACGTGCCGTTGCTGGGAGAAATCCAAAACAGCTTTGACCTCCGCAGGGGAAGCCCCCATCACCTTCTGGAACTCAGTATTAAAGTCTGCGGAGGTGGTTTTTGTGCCTGGTTTCGGCTCAGGCTCACCTTCTTTAAGATAGGACATAAACTCAGCAGGTTCAATCTCCAACAATCCGGCCAACTCACGAACATCGGCTTCTGACGGCGTATCGTTGTTAGATATTGACTTTACGAGAGTTTCTATCCTAATTCCCCGCTCAGCGGTTTTTAGGCCTTCTGCGGATTCTTGAAATCTTTTGTCAGCCCCCGACGCTTTTTCGGCTCTTGTTTTTAGCTCGTCAAGAGTCAAGGCTACATCTGCTCCATCCACCTTAATAGTGTGGGTTTCAACCTTTGGTTCGGTTTTTGGCTCTGTCTTGGGTTCAGTTTTCGGTTCTACGACCGGCTCTATTTTGGATTCTGGCTCTGGCATTTTTTTCCTTTCTAAAATAAGATTTCACTTATAAGATTCTGGCTCTTAATGTCTTACAACCACAACCCTCGCAGGGCTTGTCAGCCAAAAATCGGGGGGTTGATGTACCTTTTGGAATTTCAAAACCTATACCACTATTTGAGTCATGTTGGAATTTTCCACAATTAGAGCAAATTACCTCAACACGGTAGGTTTCTTTTTCTGGCCTTTTGATTTTTTCGTTCTTTTTTTTTCTTTCGGATAAAGTGAATATTGTGCTACGTTGTTCTGGAGGTTTTTGACTTGGCAGTAATGGCCCTATTTCGTCAGGGAGTATTGATTTTTCATATAATTGGAGATAACGATATTCAATAAATATTACCACTTGATGATCTTCCGGCGTTATAGCTTGGATTACAGTATTGTTATTCGTATCAGGAAATATACAATCAAGCTCGACAATTCTAAATAAATGTTTATATTTAAGAAGAAAAATTTGTTCAACCAGTGTCCCCGATACAATACTCCGTTTGGAACCACCATATACAGGCGACAAGGTACTATCATCCTTAATTATAACAATATCCCCTTTTTTCAATCGAAACATTTTTTTCCTTTCAAAATTTTTGTATTTATCTTAACTACCATCGTAAGTATGTAGTTTTCCTTGAGAAAGAACTTTCCGAGGATTTGTATCGTTATGCTCCATACAAGCTACACCAATAGCCGTTGCTTTTCGTATATGCTCTAATGCCCCATCTCCATTCAAATTATATATAGCGAACTTCGCTTCTCTAATTTGTTCTTCCATATAAATCAACCAAGATGCTATCGGGGTATTTCGCTGTTGTTTTTTATCCTGATGCAAAGGCAAAGATTCTTGGTATTCCCGCTCTCCATCAATCAATCTGTAAACGTTTGTTCTTTCCATTTTGTTCCTTTCAAATTATTATTGTGGTATTTCGCCTCCACCCTGCGGAGGTTGCATTTCCATTTCTGCGGCATCTTCCATCGGAGGCATTCCTTCCGGGAATATTCCCAATCCGACATTGTGTTCTTCGTAGTGTTGCACAAAAGCGTCTCTTACTTTTTGGTCTGCGGCGTAGAATTCAGGCCGAGCCATAAAAGCATCAAGTACTTCTTTATGAATTAGGTGCATATCGCGTTCACTTACGATAACTTTACCGGGTTTTTCTCCATCCCCGTAAAGAGCAAGATTTTCGAGTTTCGCTCGCCTTCGATTCTGATAATCAACTTCATTGCCGACCACCAAATTTAATCCTCTTTTTCTAACCTCGAAACCATATTCACCAAGAGTGATTATTTGTTTTTCAAGGGCTTCTTTTAATTCTAATTTTTGTTGCTCCGTAGAAATTGGAACTTCGGAAGCCACATTGATGTTGACCTCATCAGGAGCAGGGATAGCATTTCTGGCGAGATTGATTTCCCCGGTTTCCATATCGAAAGCTATTCCGGCCAGAGAATCATCGAGGTTGCTGATATTAACAACCTTCTCCGCAGGCCAAATATCTTTACATATTCCTAACATTGCCCTGTAGATTCCTGATATTGCCTCGGCCACATTTTTAGCTGTGGGGGAAAGAGGAATTCCACTTGTTTCGTAAAGGAAACCCAAGCCAGAAGCAGAATCCACACGACCAGGAGCATCCCCCTGCATCATTTCTCTTGGCTGATTTGCAAGTTTGTCCATCAAACCACCAGCAACCATCGCAGCCTCTATGTTAGCTTTCCCCATTTTTGCAGGTAATAGAGGGAAAGGTTTTAATTCCGGGGTTGTATAATCAGGCTCGAATGTTATTCGCTTGATTCCATCCCTCCCTCTATGAGCATCTGTAGGTGTCCCAAGAGATGCAGGCCACATCATTACACCGTACAAATCAAAATCGGCTACTGATTGAAAGAGACTACTAAGACTGTATTCGGCCTCGGTGTTCAGTGGAGTTAAAATATCAATAAAAGAACGACCATAAAATCCACCTACAACAATATCCCGTGCAATTTTCACAGGCATAGGATATTTACTCTGAGAATGATCGTGGCGATACAACTGATTTAATTTCTCATAAGAACCGGCAAAAATAAGATACTCTGCCAAATATCCATCCGATGTTTCTGTCCACACTTCAACAAGCAGGGTAACATCAACTTGCGTCTTGTCTTTTTTAGTATGTCGCCCTTTCCATTGAGTCTCAACTTGACTCTGACCACTACGAATATAAAAGCCCCCGCCTGTATGAGTAAGAGAAGCAGTTCCTCGGAAGTTAGAGGATACATCCGCAGGTATGTCCCCCAAAGGAACTTTCACATCATCCATCCCCTTATAGACTTTTGACCCCTTACCCGGAGTTATTGAAAGACCCTTCACATAATCTGAGGGCACATATCGTACTCGAATCAATCCTCGCACATCTGACGGCGTAGAGACATCTATTGGAATCGGAATCAATTCCCAAGGATTGATAACCTCAATCCCAATACTATCAATTCCCTCAACCCATAATCCAAATCCAATAGTTCCATAGTGCAGAAGTGGAGGGAAAGCACTCAGAGCCAATTTAGAAACTTTCTCTTGTGGGAAAGCGGAATCCAAAACGACTTGAGCGGTACTTGCCTTCCTTAAACCATCAAGACTCACACCTCTCCTTGATACAGCCGGAGCCAGATTTATCGCCAATAACCTCCCAAGCTGGGCTTGATATTTCGCCACGATGTCCTCGTACTTAAACTTCAGTGTCCCAGATGAGTCCAGATAAGACGCATTAAGTGTGCCAGCTCCATAATTAATATTACTAAAATTCCGTAATCCCCTCATATAGAAATGATTCATATACCAATTAATCGAAATGGGATTCATTTTCGACTTGCCTGACGAGACAAGATATTGGAATATAGCCTCAACTTGCTGTTTATTCCCAGGTGTATTTTCTGGTAACTGGAACTTATAGCCCATTATCTAACCCCTATATCCATTGTGAAATTGGTATTACCAGACTTATTCTTCTTATCTTTCCCCCCACCAGCTATCCCTTTTAACTTCCCCTGCGGAGGTTTTGCCGATGCCACAAGTGCTCGTAATGTCTCTGGTTTCTGATTCTGCCCCGCCACAACAATAAGAAGCTGCTTATTAGTTTCAGTGAGACGATTGACGATTTTAAGCTGAATTATTAACAGTACCAGAATATAAACAAGAATCCCAACCGAAACCAGTCCAGCCAAGAAAATTAATCCCAAATTCAAGTTAAACATAGAAACCTTCCTTTCTTCATATTTTCATTATAACACAAACCTAATCTTTGTCAACTTTTTTTACTTTTTTGACGTAAAAATCAACTCCCCACTTAAAACCAGCATCAGTCAAATCATCTTTGAAACACATCATATCCCCTACCGTAAATTTACGGCCTGACCCCATTAAAGCCCCCACATAGTCATTATAATTTCGCTCTCCATTTTCAAAATCCCCCATCTTTTGAAAGGCTTCAAAACAGTTCCCGGATTTATCTACGAAAAGATAGTATTGTTCATCATCCATTGTAAGTTCTCCAATGTTTCCTAAATATGCAATATATCCTCCGCAGGGTATAAGCGATAATCAGGATACATAGTATATTTTTAATCATTTTAATAATTCTGGATTCTGGTAGATGTCGCCGATAACCTCAGAACGGCTCGCTTGTCCAATACCAAAGCAAGTACCATAAAGCCGTTTTATCTTCGGGTCTTTTTGTTGTTCTCTATAATTGTCTAATGGCTGTAGCTCAATACTCGACAAAGTTTTTGACCTAACAACAACCCAGAGCTTATTGTTCCATTTTACAACATCATTGAAATAGCAATCCTTACCGTTCTTGTCCTTGGAGTCAGTAGATTGGCCTACTGTTTCGGAAAGGACTACAGTAAAGTTCATTAAAAGAGATAGAGGACAATGTGGATTTCCAGCTTTATAACCAGTATCGGGGACAATATAGTGTTCACCACCAACTCTCAAATACCACCCATATATCCACCTTATGTCTTTGGTTAAACCTTTATATTGTCTCATCTTGTTCCTTTCTTATCCTACAATATTTCTTTGACCTCGCACAAGCAACTTTCTCCCATCCTCCAATTCAATTTCTCCATTCTGTTTCCCGTGTCCACAACAAGAACCTCTCATATTAATCCCTGCTATTTGAAGGGCGGATACGATGGGAGCAATACAGGCATCTATACTCATTCGTTTCCATTTGGCACGCCCGGAACAACTCAAATCGGAGGGGATACGAACTCGGACTAATTGTGTTGTTCCATATTCACACATTTTTCCGCCCTCTAATTCTCCGCCTTGACAAATAGGGAATAATCCAAACTGCCGAGTAGATAATACTGTAACCGATTAGAAATATAACTTTGGCCATTCTGTGCCTTTCTATCCTATAATGTTTCTTTGGCCTCGAATTACTCGGCGGTCATTTTTATCTATAACACTTTTGCGGGCATTCTGGGAGAGTATATCAAGCATCTCCGAAGTGATTTCGGTAGAACTGACCCCCGAAAGTAGTGGGATTCCACGCACAATGGGAAGATTTCTCTTAATACGCTCCAACAAACTTGGTTTCCCCTTCTCTTTAACGAATTTCCCACCACGATTCTTAACAACATACTGATACATTGAGAGGGTATCAATAGCATCATCGTGGGGCAATAAGGCCAAGTCTGGGGTGAAATCCTCCGTCTGTTGATATAGCTGATCAAAGGGCCACTTGCCAGCGAGGTGTGCCGGATATTTTATCCTGCCGGGACGGTATCTCCATTCCATACCAGAGATTCGATTAGATTTAGTTACACGAGCCGGATATGTAATTGGGAAAACTCTCGCTCTCCAAGGCTGTGAGATTTTCTCCTCCATCTCCTCAATATATTCTTTAACGGCCTCCGCAAAACTCATCTGAATACTCACGGCTTCAATTCCAAGAACACGCGGTCGCCAAGCCAATCCGTATTCATAAATCAGTCGTAGTAAAGTCGCATCCTTGGCACGTCCAAGCCACATATCCAAAATCCATAAAGTATTCGTGGTGTCAAATCCAAGAATCATAATACAGGAATAGTCATTATACTGGGACATCCCACTGCCATAATCGAATAGTAAAATCCGATACATCGGCAACACGAGTTCTTTGTAGGGTTTCTCAAAGTCTTTATAGACCCGGCGTCCGGGCTCCATATATCGTTCCGACCACTTTATATTCCCCATGTGGGCCAGCGGATTCTTCCAATCAAATTCACCATCAACACTATATTCATTCTTCCGAGGGTCAATCACTAAAATGCGTTCTTGTGCCGACACCGGCTCATTACAGAATTCACTTGCAAATGCAGATGGCCCCATCGACTCACGAAGAGCCTCAAGAAATTCCTGCGACCACTTTTCTGGCCACAGAACATAAACCTTTTTAGAATCCTCTTTATCATACGCTATTGCTTTCAAGACTTTGCGATTCCAAAAACTAAATCGAGGGTCGTCTCCCTCCGTAGCGTGATACAAAAAAGACCGCCGATTAATCAATGTTCCTATCCAGAAAATTGACGAACCCTCTTCAAGCATGGGTAAAATCTGATGAAATAAAATCATCTCAAATTTCTCTATAACAGCTTGAGCAGCGGCCTGTGAATCAGAATCCGGATCAAACTCAGGGTCATCGAGTATATATAATCGAGGTCTCCCCCCCCTCTTTTTTCCCATTACACTTTCTCCATTTATAACGGCTCCATTTTCCAACTGTAAATAATGATGATTCCATATACCCAAGCCACGACGCGGTTTCATCTCCCCAAAGTCCTGCAATATTAACTCGTTCTTTACAAATTGTTGCATTATTTTACTAAATCGCTTTTCTACTTGTTTATCGGTAGATAACCCAAGTGACATTTCATAATGAGGACGAGTTAGAGCAAGTAATATAGGGATTTCCAATCCTATCACAGTAGATTTAGCAGAACCTCTTGGGGCGGCTATACAATTTCTGGCATATTGCCCAAGGTCATTAACTAACTCATAATGAAATTCAGGTGATTCCTCAAAGGACTTTTTATAAAAGAGTTTTCCGGCCCCAGCTAAGTAGCAGCGACGAAAAAAATCCCAAGCAACTACCAAGTCAAAAGGAGTTGATTGATTATGCAACACAGTCAACCGTGCCTGCTTCTGAGCTTCAGAATTCAGTTCCTCGTAGTCCCTCGGTAGAGGCCACAGCGGATAAGGTCTATTTAGCCACATTCTTTAAGGCTCAAGCATACTATCTTTAATTTTATCTAATTCTTGTTGTTCGTCTTTGATTACCAACCACAACTGGCTCGCTATAACCTTAATCCACCATCGAGGTAAATGCACCACAACATTCAAATTTTTCTGATAGTCGAAAAAGTCGAGTTGGAATTCAGTATCAAAATTTTTGGCCTCTAAATCACAAACGTCCCTTAGATGTATGTTTCTACTTTTCTTCATCTTGTAACTCCTTTAATGTTGGGAGCAACCTCACGGTATCGAAAAATGCCAAGGTCGTAGCGATTCCTGCACACCAAGCAGAATTACCTTTATTTGAACCCATCACAATTCTCAGGCTTGGCCAAATACCTTCAAGATACCCTGGCTGATTCAGGAGAGCCAAAACCATATCTGGAACATTTGCCCGGTCTTTGAAATCCCAAGTAGTCGTTGATGGTGTCACCATCGGTTGAGCACATAATGTCACGATATGAAAAGCGACGGTGGCCAAGACAAAACCATCCTCCAGAATATATTTCCGAAGAGCCGTAAGTTCAATATCCTCCGCAGGAATACAATATTTACAATTCATTTGAAGTGTTGTGAATTCTTTTTTCATACCCTCATACTCTTGCACCTCTTTTTGGGCTGCTTCACAATCATGGCCTATTAGAACCTTATTACTCTCAAACGAAATCCCACAAGCAGGACAATAAAAATCATTCTTCTGCGGAGGAGATTCCGGGGAATAAATCTCTGTCACAGGTTGGGGGACGGGTTTTGATACAGGGACTTCCTCCTTCAATGACCCCACCACTTCCGCCATTCCCAATACCCTCTCCTCTTTGAGTTGTTCCGCTGTCTTTACAGTTGTCGGCCCCGTCGCCGCATCCTCCGGCCACTCTTCCTGAAATCTCTCCTCCGTCTGGCGGTTCAATTCCTCCAAATTCAGCATCTCCGAGGGGGAAGGCTCGTCTGGTATCTCGGATAGAATCTTCTTTGCTACCTCTGTCGGGGCTTGGAGTATTTTCTCCACTTCCGTTTTCGGTTTCGTTCTCTCGCCTATCGCTTTCTCGATTGGGTTCGGTTCGGGTTTCTTCGGTTTGGACATTTTTGGATTCCTTAATAGTTGATTTTATTTGTTTGACCGGATTCAAAATACCGGAGATACGTTTTGCTGAGAAAGTAGTTTGACCTCCTTGGGCATTAGGCATCGTTTGAGATATTTTAGCTGTATAACCCGCAGTTTCAGCGGCCTCCTGTAGTAAATGACGAAGCTGAATAAGAGCTTTAGATTTAACAGAGAGATTGGCATTCTGTTTGGCCAATATAAGCCACTCTTTAATCTCAAAAGAATATGTCCACCCAAGTTCCCGAAATATATTTGTGATGATAGACGGGTCATTAAAGCTGGTAATGGCCGCCAACACATCATCAGGATTTGGTTTTTCAATTTCGTTGGTCATTAAAATATAATTCTCTTTATAAGACCTATTGGCCCGGATAGGATAGTTAAAAATACATTAGGACAATCTAATCCTAAGTTTATTAAGTCAGTTGCCAATGAAATAAAACTGCATGTAAACCACCAAAGAAGAATAAGCTTAATCATTTTCTACCTCCTAATAAAATACAATAAAAGTTGGTTTCTTTGCTCTTTTGGCTTTTTCGATTGTGTCGGCAGTTCCGCGAGATTTACCATCCCAGAAGGCCAGTACCATATCACAGTTGTCAACTATTGTCTGGTTGCGAAGGAATCCCGCCGACTTGCCGTATTTGTCCCACTCTGCAAGAAATTCTATATATCTTAAACCACAACAAACTGCATACTTTTTAGCTAAACCATCAGCCCCATTTGCACCACCTGATATTATTTCATCGTCATTGGCGGCGACACAATTTATTAAGTAATAAAAGTGAGTTCCTATTATCCCACAGAGTTTTGGATAATCATCAAATGTTCGGCCACCTACGATTGCAAGTTTCATTTTTGTTCCCCTTTTTTTATAGAGTTTGGAAGTTTTTTATAGCAGACGGGACAATCCACAGCGGTTCTGAAACTAAGAGAGCAATCAAGACAAAACCAATGCCAACCCCGATAACAACGTAGTCGATTTTTTTGGAATTGAGAACTACCACAATTCGGACACTTCTTTACTTTATCTATAATCCTCTGAACGAGCCTATGGATTCGTGTCCCCGGCCCAAACAAATGTAAATCATTAGGCAATAAATTCCACAAACGAGCTAACTTCATTTTTCAACTCTTTCTGGTTTAAGACTAAAATCCGCACACCAATCATCGGGGTTTATATAGGGACTATCTGAACTTAACGGATAATTATTTTTCTTAGTTTTAGGACATCGCCCATTTTTTAACCATTCACAATCCACACAAAACCTCGCCATATTATTTGTCCCCTTTCTCTGCGGAGGGATGTGTAACTAACTTTTTAATCATTGAATTGTCCCGACCGGAAGTAGCCGCCATCTCTGCCAAGATTCGGGGGGAAGCGGCTTCTGTGAGGATGCCATCATTGACCTCAGTGAGAAAACCTTTCTTGCGGAGATGTTGATTGGCCTTGGCTTTGCTGGCAGGAAATATGAATCCGGGACTGCCGGGCCGACTAAGAACAAATAAAATCCTATTAAAAGTAGGCAAACAGAAAAATACATCATCCTTAAAATATAGAGGTTGAATATGTAGAACTTTGAGATATTTTAATGCGACCCCTCTTGAAATATCAAAGGTGGTCTCTAAATGAGAAAGCTCGACTAATTCTCCAAAACCGAAGTCGTGGACTTTTGGTATCTTTAATTCACCCATAATTTCTTCCTTTACTATATTATATCAGATTTTTGATGTGTTTCCAAGAGGGCTTTTTCAGTTCAGGGTCTATCCCAAAATTCACCAGTTGATTATGTTTTCGGACACGCCTGCGGAAGTCTTTTATTTGGTCTGCCGCCCATCCAATAGGGATTATGTTTGGAGAAATCTGGCCGTCAAAGTAGCAATCGGCTACCTTCACAGACCATATAGCACATAGGTACAGTTTCTTGAGACATTCCTCGTAGGGGATTTTCCAGTTGCAAATCATAAAGATAGTCAAATCTTTCGACCTGTACCCGACAGCCATCAATAATTTCAGAGCCTTCCTGATCCTAAATTGTTCCATGTATCCGAAATCCCACGCCAGACGAATCTTTTTGAATCGGGATTTTTTCAAACCCTCCGCAAGAAGAAGAGTTAGAAATCGATGGTCTATTCCACATACGAGTTCATAGTGTACGACTTTGTTGTTGACTTTAATCCCACCTAAATGCTGAATAGTATAGATAGCGTCCTTTTGAGATAGTAGGTTCATGTCCATTATCTTAACCCGGTTGCGTTCAATCAGCGGGATTGGAAATTCAATCATCTGCGGAGGTTCATAACAGAAGTCACATCGATTGGGACATCCTTGGGAGAGGCGTATCCATTGTTCGGTGTCGTTCATTTTGTTATAGGGGCCGGTGGAGAAAGATCGAATTATACCTTGTTTTTTCATAGGTTCATCCTTTCGGTCATTAGCTCCCAGAGTAAGGTATTCGGGAATGTGGAGGGGATTATTCTGTAGGATAGTCGGGAGTTTCCTTTGACAACATAGATTCTGTCCTCCGCAAGGTTTATTTGGATATGGTCTCCGAAATCTATGTTGGGGGTTTTGGGAAGATAGAAATAGAGAAATTCTTTTGCCTCTGGTTCATCATTCAACTGGGCGACCATTATGCGATGAGTTGCAGAGTGGTCGTAGCATTCTATCACTACTCCGATTATATTTCGGTCGTTGGTTAACATATCTTATTTTTGTCTCTGGGGATAGAAGTGCCCACACTTGGGACAGGACTTACGGATGGTGGCTCTAACGCCTCGCCAACCACATTTGCATCTGACTTTGTATTTAGGAACCCAGTTTCTACCCATCTTTATTCTCCATAGGAATGAATATAAGTCTTCCCGGATGTATATGTTATTTCACAGGTTTCTTTTTTTTCTCGGTGTTTTGCCCTGTGACGAGCTATACCGAGATAATGAAAATCTTTATTGCAAGTATGACAATAACAATTTTTTGCATTGGTTACTCTCATTTTAGGTTCCTTAAAAAGTCGAAGGGGGCTTACGTTTACATCCCGTACCACGCGGGCCAGGTTAATGTTTGCCCCTTCGACTCATTTGGTTTCTTTCTTTTTCTCCACAAGGTTTACAAACATCTTCCTTTTTCCCATCTGCTCGTATGTTGCATTCTTCTGGAGTTAGAGGTTTGAAACACAAACAACAATACAAACAATATCCTAATTCGTGTTCTGAAAACTTCTTGCCGTGCAACAAACAAACAGGGTCAATCATTAGGTTCCTTTCAATTTTCTCTATTGTACTGATTCCTGTGGGAAAAGTCAAGTCTTTTTTATACCCACCACCATTTTTTTATTTTACCATTCTCTCTATATTCCGGGACTGATTTAATTCCATCTGCTTTTTTAGCAGCTTTGAGTTGGCTGAGGAGGAACCCTGCTTGAATGCCCCGGGAGATAATTTCTTGGGCTGGTTCTGGGCCATCACATAGCATAGCTCGCAGAAATATAATTGTATTTTCTTGTATCATTTTAGCCTCATAATAACTGTAACCTACATTATCAGTATTTGATAATGTAGAGCGGAAAGTGCCGTTTGGAGGGCCTGGCGGGTGATTTTGCTTGCGGAGCGGGGGGAGGGAGGTTCTGATAGTGTGGGATATTAGTCTAATAATGAACATTATCAATTCCCCCCAGTGGGGGGTCTGCAAGGCAGTTGTAGTGGATGTATCGGTTATGATGGCAATCTCCAATCCCAATGGTCTATATGAGGACTTCCCTTGGGGCGGATTGGGATACCTAAAATACCCATTGATTTCTTGACTCGGTTTAGAGTTGCAGAGGAGTAGCCGAGTTCTTCACCTTCTGAGAATATTAGTTTGGAGTCGACAGAGCCTTTGGATAGGATGGATTCGAGCCACTCTGAAGCGTCGGTTTGTTTGCGAGGTCGGCCTGATTTTTTGGGCCGGGGGGCCAGCAGTTCTTCGGCGGTGAGATGGATTTCTGTTTTCTCGAAGCTGCAAGAGGGTTGGTAGGATGTACGGTTATCGGCCATGACGGGTGTGTTGAGGAGCCGGTAGGCCAAACCGTGAGTGCGTGGGGCCAGATTGCCTTTGAGCCAGACCATATAGCGTCGATCCTCTGCGTCAGGGTCTTGAGCGACCAGCCAGACCATGCGGGCGGCGTTCTGTTGGCCTACAGAGCCGAGGACGCGGAAAGCAGCGGATGAATCTTCTTTCTTGTTGAGGTGGGTTATGCCGATTATGGAGATGCCGTAATCTGCCGCTACATCACCAAGGGGGCGGAGAAATCCTCGGACAGCAATGTTGTCATTGGAGTCAGAGTTGCCCATATAGCCAGTGTAGGGGTCAATGATAGCCAGTTTGGGATTTGGAGCTTGGTCTAAGACAGCGAGGAGCATATCAAGATCGCCGGATTTGGTTAAGTCCTCGATGCCTACAATTCCAGTTTGGCCGTTATCTAACGTGACTTTGGTGGCTTTAAGGATACAGACTCTACTGAGGTCGGCCTGCATAGCAATTAGGCGGGGGATAATGATTTGGCCTGGTAAGTCCTCAGCGGATAGGATTATAACATCGCCTGGTTCTCGGGCGGTTCCGGGCGGGTCGTCTATCCAAGGTCGGCCAGTGGTTATCTGGGCTGCCATGTAGAGGCAGAGGGTAGATTTACTGACACCACCGATTCCTACCATCAGGGACAGCATACTGAGCGGGAAGCGGTTGGGCCAGAGCCAGTCGATGTGCTCGACCTTGACCTTATCCCCCCAGACAAAAACAGGTTCTTTTTTGGCTATACCCATCTGGTTAATCAGGAAATTTCTGTTACTTCAATATTCTCAGATGCACCACATTCAGAGCAACGTTCTTCATCATCTTCACTGTCCCACTCAAATCCGCACTCATAACATTCATAATGATATTTCATTTTTATCCTTTCAAAAAGGTGGGGCTGGGGAAGCGGACAAGGCAAAACCAGCCCCTATGACGGGCTGTGACCCGTATTTGATGTGCATGATTGCGATAGGTGTCCGCATATCCTTTCCTTAACTCAGTTGTCATCTCCGCTCTATGTTGTATTGTAGCAGATTAGGATTGTTTGTCAATGGGTTTTTTCTGGCAGTCGGGGCAGGGGGAACTACTTGTACATTGGCCCGCTGAATTATAGTTGCGTAACTTATCAGCACCGTCGCAGGTTGGGCATGGGAGGAGGGCGATAGCTTTGCTGATAGTTTTTTCAACCGCTACCTCACCATACAAAGGATAACATACATCGGCAGGAGTGAGATTTCCTACCTCCTTTTGGGCTTTTTGAAGGAGTTGGCGGATTTTGGCGATGTCGGCGTTTTTCATTTTGGTTCCTTTCGAGGAGATTCTTGGGGAAATGCAAATGCCTCAGCGATAAGATTTTCTATTACCCTTCCACTATTTGTATAGTCTATGGCAAAACAATTAAGATGACCAGCCTCTAATACTGGGAATCGCACATCACAGTTGGGATTTATATGATGTAAAAGACCCGTCATTCTTTTTTTAAGTTCATACTGGAAGGATTTATCGTGAATTTTATTTTCAGCTACAAGTCTTTCTGCTTCGGGGATAGAAAGGTCTATTTTAATTGAGACCAATACTTGTTGACGCTGTTTCTCGCCCTCGTGTCTTATGGCAGCACATAGTTTGTCGGCAACTTCACTCATTTTGGGTTCCTTTCAAATTAAGGTTTCGGTTTCTATGGTTGTATTATAGTATACTGGGGAATCTGAGTCAAGGGATTTTTGGGGATTTTTTTTATTTTTTTTGCCAACCGGATATGGGAGATACTATATATATGTTGTATTTTTTGGAAAATTTACTATAGGGGATTTTGGCGTACTGGACTGCGTAAATTTTGGCTCGGAATTTTTTTTGAGTTTTAACGGGCGTTTCCTTTCACCAACAATATCACACTTCGCCCAGGGGCCGACCCCCCTCCCCCTCCGCAGTGATGTTATCGGACTGGCTGATGGACTGGCGGGCCATATACTATAAGCTGAGCTTATGTTATCGGACTCGGTGGCCAATCCCTTAGTAATACCGACAGCTACTATAAGTTTTGCTTATACTATCACACTATAAGCTATACTTATAATAAGCTGGGCTTATACTGCTGGGATGGATCAAAGTGAAGGCCCCGGCTTTGTTGGAGTGGAGGTAGCTCCGGCCAGGGCCTCGGTGAAGTGAATATAAAACGAGTGTTTTATGATTGATGAGGGCTATAACCATAACCCTTACATTCTACCGGTTATACTCCATAATGGGCATACAACAAACCCTTTGCTTTAGTCGTCAACTTATAAGTCTGACTGGATACTTTCAACAACATACCAATAGACGGACTGCACATATGATCCTCATTTACTACAGTCTTAATACTTGCATCCAAATCCCCCTCCTCAATACACTTACTGAGAAACCATGCCATGAATGACTCCTCTTCATAGTTGCTTAACATACCAAAAGGATGACTTGTTGGTTCTTTATAATCCCCTATTGTCAACATTTTACACCTCCTAACTTAACCTGATTGTTGTTATGTTACAAACCAAAACGCCGTCGTCGTATCGAGTATCATTCATTATTATCCTCCATCCTTCCCGACAGTTAGCATATTCTCCGGATGTCCTAACCACCTGCTGATTTCCTCAATACAATCCAAACACAATCCCCCCTGAACAGTTGGATATTCTATCTGCTTGCCAAATATCATAAGAGAAGTGAGTCCGTCAAGCGGCTTCTCATTTCCGTCCTCCTCCTGAATGTTACGATTGATAAAGCTATACTCGATCAATCCCTTAACCTCTTTTTTACATCTATCACATTTCAATACTGTAATTTCCATTTTTATCCCCTTTTGCTAAAATTCGATTCTCTCACGTCCTCTGTAATGGACGATCTCAATTCAATCAGTCCTAAACCTACCCTCTAATTCAGGTTCGTCAAGATATATTCCCCGGAGTCAATCTTGACTTGTGTCTCTTTTGTAGTTTCACCAAGAAACAGGTTCCGGTATCTGCTGGCTGTTTTGGAGTAGTCCCATTTATTGCAGTCGAGATAAACTCGTCCACGATACATAAAAACGATTACGCTTTGATAAGACTGAAAAGCATACCCCAGTATTCCTGTTTCATATTTAACGCCGATTTGAAATGATTCGGGGCTTATCCCACTAATAAAAAACTGATTTGGCACTGCCCGACCATTACTGTTTGTCATGTTTCTAACTTTCATTTTATTTCTCCTAATCTCCGTGAGCCGGATTCCAGTATCTATCTTTATCAGTCGGATTGTTTTGCAATCTGCGTATTGACGCGATACAATCCTTAATCCTTTTACGCCGCTGCTCTCGATGTTTGTCATGTCTATTAGCATAACCGTAAACTATCATCCGCTTCTCTACCGTGATTTTATGGTCAATAAGCATTACGCCAATACTCCATTGACTGTAAACTCATATTCGTTTGCGTCTATTGTGTCTCTTATGACTGTATCTGATAGAAGATACTCATATTCCTTTTGTAGGATAATACGATAATCCTCCAATAGACTATACTTAAAATCCAAACATAGGTTCTCATAATCCTCTGTATCTTCTCCATCTTTTGCCACTGCATCGTGAAAGTTTTTAGCCGTCTGCCATGTCTCACAAGTATCGCCATGTCCTTTAAGGATAGCTCTGGCCGTGTCTATTGCGTCATCAATGGTTCCCCGACAAAATGATGCCCGGTCAATATCAAATTCTTCGATTATAATCCCGACATTCTCTGCATCTTCAAAAGTATTTTCCCACCATTCATAATCAATAGCAGAATCTCTAAATCTTTCAATTATTGTTTCCTGTACTTCGTCCGACAATTCAGCAAATGGATAAACTTTTACTTCGGTTCTCTTGATTCTCATAAGTTTTTCCTCCTCTTGGCCTCAGCCATTAAATTTTTCTTAACCTGAACAACAATCCTCTTGGCATTAGCTAATCCCGCCGTTGCCAGCAGATTATCCGATATTCTCTTTGCCATTCTGTCAAGATCGTTTTTCGTCAATTTCATTCGAGAGCCCCTGCAAATAATACCGGCCATAATTCCCGGCAACAATCGTCCTCGGCCTCAATAGTTTCTTTCACATAATCAATACCGTCTGTTGTTAATTGACATTCTAACGGAATACCACAAATAGCACAGTGAATAGGACTATCAACTTCGGGATTGTCCAAGACTTGAAAATGATCCTGTATATCCAAACAATTTTCACAAACAAGATCAGCGGCATCAAAATTAGCATAACCGATAACTGGTTCTGTATCTGCCAGCATATGATACTTTTGTTGACATTTTTCTTTATTCCGACAATCGATACAATGTTTAGGATATTCTTTCATTTTAACTCCTCCGCAATTAGCACAAGGCAATATATGATGCTACTGCTAACCAAATTACACGAATTGCTTGTTTTACTCTGTCTTTTATCTGCTCTTTTGTATAAAACATTTCTCCACCTCCTCACAAAAAAACCTGAAAAACTCGTTTCACTATATAAACTATACACTATTCCCCCTCACTACGCAAGTGCAAAATGATAAACTTTAGAAAATATCTGCAATTTCTCCCCCACTACTCGTAAAACCATCTTATAACCTGCGGAGGATGTAGAATAATTATATCCTGCACAAAACAGCTAACCACTACAATCCATCCCCAACCAAAGCTGTCAAAAAAACAGGCCCAGCAGCATACACCACCGGGCCTTGAGGGGGAGGAGGAAAATGTCTTATTGTATATAAACTACTGGGTACTTGTATAGTTTGAACCGTAAACGGAACCGCCAATAATCACAAAATGCCTTAATCCTGTTTGGTTTGTTGTGTGCAAATATCATATCAGCCTCCGCAGCATTGTTAATACCCAAGCCTCAAGTGTAACCAATTCGATATGCTTGCCTGCCCTGTCTAATTGAACCTGCAAACCTCTTGCCAAATACTCCGCTAATTTTTTCATTTTTCAATCCTCCAAATAAATATCCTGTTTTGCATATATAAACTATAGCACACTAACAAGCAAAATGCAAGCTAAAAATCCCGAAAAACCAAAATATTTTTCCCTTGACTATCCTTTACTTGTGTGGTATAATGATAATGGCATTTTTCCCGATAGTGCCCAAAAGTTATCGGACGCCACTGGGGGGGCGGGAGTACTATCGGACAAGAAGGATTATCGGACTCTACCATTCGCTCGGGATACTGCGTAAATTCAATACGCAAAATTTATACTGGATTTAGCCATGCAAACTCTCCAAAGAGATTCCTCGCTACTTCGTTGTAAGCAAAAGCAGCCTCCCTTTCTCGTTTGAAATAGCCTAAATGTTTTCTTTTCTTATTCATTTGTATATGGGCTTGCCATTTTTTGCAACGCTTATACCAAGAAACTCCTTTATAAACGCTGGATATATTTAGTCTGGGTTTCCGATTCCTTTGGTTTTGTTGACAAGAGCAAATCCGAATGTTTTCTCGCCTGTTATCCAAAGTGTTGTGATTTTGGTGGTCGCCCTGTCGTTTGTCTCCTTTTTCTAATCCCAGGATTTGACGGTGCATAAGGATCGTCCGTCCAGATTCTTCCCTTTTAGCATAAAAGCCCCCAGTCGGAGGTTTATAAGCACACCACTTGTATTGGTTCAGCCAATCGTAGTCAGTGTCATCAACTAAAGCAATCTGTCCCTGCGTCAATTCTATGCGTTTCATTTCAAAACCCGCCCATTCCGTTGAATCAATCCTTGCCGCTTGAGCTTGGCAAATCTCCGCTTGTAAGTAGCCAAGGAAATCTGTCCATCAATAAGCATCCAACGCAGAGATTCCTCCTCTTGGGTAATCTGCCTCGGTCGTCTCCAACTGCCTTTAATTCCCATCGCTAAACCCCAATTATACTGTAGTTTCTCTTTTGATTTCCGCTTCTATTTTACCAAGTTGTTCAAAAAGAGCTTTCCGTACCATTATAATGATTCGGTGGGTTGTGCGACTTGATAAGGACGCAGAAGGTACACCGCCCCCATCAACGGTAAGTTGTGCAACCTCATAACAACAACTATCGTGAAAAATCTTTAACTCTGCGTGTTCTTCACTAAGCATTTGAATTTTACTTACATTCATAATTTTCCTTTCTAAAGAATCGGATAGCTTCGTATTTCGATTTTGGGGGATACATATTCCCGGCCCCCTACATATTGATCATAAAAAGGCCATACTACAATCTTAGCTGTCATAAACGCTCTGGCCGGATAGCAGTTATTGGATTCATAAGTCCCCCTGCCAACGGAATGACTATCGAGCCAGCATCCCGGATTAAGAGCGAAACGATGTTTCCACAATAAATCTACTGGCATCTTTCCTCGTGTGGGCAACCATGCCATTGGCTGTGGGGGTAGATTACAGAAAGTATGCGTATGTCCACTGATGCAAACATCCGCACATACCCATTCATCCAGCATAGCTTTTAATTTCATTGGCTCGGCCCCCGCACTCCGGCCTCCTCCATATCCATGCCGAGCAACCACAACAATAGATGATCCCGTCCGACCACCCCGCCTGAATCTAAACCGCAACAGAACCTCGTCCGACAAATTAGGAATCTCAAGTTTCTCACATAATGCCATTTGAATATCTTGATTAACTCTCTTGCGAATTACTTTCTCGTGATTCCCCTCAAGTGCTCCAACAATCAGATGTTTTATTGGTTTAAGGATTCCTACGGCTCTCTTAACCTCCTGTGTTGTCATATTGGACAGTTTATCTTTTATATCAGCCACTCTCCCAGACAAAAGCCATTCTGCCACATCTGAGAAATCAAACCTCTTTATATCTTTAGGATTGACGGCATTCAAAACATCCCCTCCAAGTAAAACCCGAACATGACGCCCCGGCATCGCATCTCGTTTTACGATTTCGGAAACCTCTTTTTTCAAAGCCGATTCGTTGCAGTTATGTTTCCCAATATGTATATCCCATAACGGAAAAATCTCCACTCTATCACTACGCCCATCGCATTGTATTTCAATATCTAACAACCTCATATTTTTATCCTTTTTTTAAGTTATTATATGTTTTCAAGAATCGTACCTCCGCAATCTCAGGACTCCAAGAAATTATTCGTTCTTGTGCCTCGTCGCCAAGATCATATCCCCATAGAAAAGTAGCATCCATTTCTGTCATCACATCTCGAATCTCAGTTGCTGCCATCCTAATATCACTCTCTTTAACATCCTCAGAGAAGCTCAAATCTACTCCTAATGCTTCTCCAATTACCGTCTGAACTGCTTGCTCAGTCTTTCCAACACCCTCTATTCTACTGCCCACACCATAACCCTTTTGTACTCGAAGAAGGTCTTTCCAAGGTTTTGCTATGTCCCCAAGATACGTTTCATCGGCATCATGGAGCAGTTTTTTCATAGGATCACCAGGAAAATCAGGATTCTCTGCCATCAATACACAATGTTGAGCGACTGAATAGAATATTTTGGTGTGCCCAGTGTACCTACACTGATAGGCCAGTGAATGAGCAATATCTTCTATACACACCATCTCCGGCTTCGGATTCAGCAAATCGAAAACCTTCCCAGTAAAGGTCGCAATATGTAGTACCTTCTCAGCCATTACGTTCCTTTCGTATATAGTAAAACAACATTCCCAACCACACTGTGTTTATTCCTGTCACGGCTAAACTCCCGGCAAAACTCATCCACTGTCCAAGATTAGAATAGTATTCGATATTCCAATAGCCCCAGAGTGTAAAATAAGCTATGTGTATAAAGCTCACCCCTCGAACCTTCTTATCTCGGTACAGCTTGAAACAACTGAGCGTGATAAATAAACCCCCCAAAAGCTCAAACAATCCATTAATCTTATCCTGCCAGATGATTATCTCCTTTCAATATCTCATGTAACCAACCAGAAGCACCAAAGATTAGAGCACACAGCGTATCCTCTAAAGTAACCGGCCCGTGATTATCCTTCGCAGGGAATCCTTGAGCCAACAACCAAACAGCTACAAAATGTCTCCCCAATCCATCGAGATATGTTTCTTCCGGGATTCCTTTTTTCCAATTATCGAAACCCCGCATAGAACCATCTGGTTGCTTTCGATGAGCGTCTAAATATTGCACATATCGTTGCAATACAATAGGAGACAGGGCTTTCACATAACTGAGTTTACCCTCCACCGTATCCCTCGTGGCCCCAGTCTCAAATTTCCGAATCTCCCCTGTGGGGGTTTTTGGCTTAAAATCAGAACACCCTGTTTTTTCTGCCCCACTTGCACAATAATGTTCCCCCTGCCTACAATGATTTATATGTAGAGAAGAGCCAAGACGATAATAGGTACAATCTCGACAATCGCGTCCTGCGGAGGTTTCTATTCCATTATGTTTCCCCATATTTTTCGTAAGATACAACGCCTCTGCATCCTCAGCATCTTTTCTTTCCTTATACTCATAAATCTCCCCAACGGTTCCATCCGGTTGAACATAACCATTTCTGGCGACTCTGTTTCCCAAAATATCCACCACCCAATTATTACTGGGAACACCCAATACTCTTCTTCTTCGTACTTCTGTTAATCGTTTACCCATCTTTAATCTCCTTCTTTCATTTTAGTTCTTTCTCACCTAACAAAACCTCCGCAGTGAGCTTAGGAATCTCAAGATAGTAACAGTTAAATCCAGGAGCCTCGTATTTCCTGAAGATTCCAATCCCTTCGACTCGCCCAGGCTTCTTTGCCTTAAGAATAGTCTCAGGGAGATAAATTTTGAATCCTTTGGGCAATCCATAAAGGGGAACCGCCCCGAGCCATATAATCGACTGGTCGTCCATCTGGCTAATATGCTTGGCAATTTTGAAAACTGTATCCCACCAATTAGGATGCACGACTGTCACGAACAAAAACCCATTGAATCCCACGAACTGCCGCCCCACCAAAATCGGCTGATCCTGAGTGAACAGCTTCTTGGCCAATATGTAATGCCCCCTCGCCTTACCCTGCGAGAAATGAGGACAAATCGACACTGGTATGATTACTGGTTTCATAATTTATAATTCCTGAAAATACTGGCGAGCCGGATACGTTTAATATCGGTAAGACCCACTTTTTACAAGCCGTCGCCAGCATTATTCCCTTGTCAATAATAATGCCCGCTTCTCTCCCGGGCTGGTCACGCCTGTTGGTGGCATCTAATTCCACCCATGCGACCAATTGCAACCCACCGGCGTCCTGGTAGTCTTCGTGAGCTATTTCGCTCAAAGGATAGGCAGGACTCGAACCTGCTTAATGCCCTATCACGAGCTACGCCCGCTACCACACTATCCTTAACCCCTAACTCAATAGGATAGAGTCTTTCTTAAAACGGGATGTCATCGTCTGGAACTGTTGTTGGTATTTCAGCCGAGACTTCAACTGCTTCTTGGGCTACAGCTTGGGCTTCTTCAATTGGAGCCTGGGCGGTATCGGACACAGGTTCTGCGGTCGTGTTGATGACTTCCCGGAAATAGCAATTCTTATAATCCTTGCCGTTTTTAGCAGTTGTTATAAGAATTTCCACATTGGCTACTAATCCCGGAGAGTTTTCAATTACTTCATGGGCCTCAGTGAGGTCGTTCAAAGAACCATTCCCGGATAGAATCCTTGCTGCTCCTTTGAAGATTCCAGGGGCTTTTGTAGAGTAGAATACCGTGAATGTTTTTCCGCCAAGTTTTTCGTCCACGGTGGGACTACTTTCTACTTCGATTTTACAGGTGAGTTTCCACCACCCGAAATCAGGGTCATTCTTTGACCCTTGTCCGCAACTGAATTTGTCAACTGAAATAACATACAAACCGACCGGAGGCATCCAATTATCGAAAACCTCTGCTTCCTTAAACTCCTGGTTGTGCGTTGCGAGCATTTGCTCAAAATTTAAGTCCATAATGTGTCTCCTAAAAAATAATATTATTGTTTCTTTGCCGCTTCAATGGCGGTATTGTAATTTCTAACAAATATATCCCAAGCGTTGAGGTGTGGGATTTCAAATTTACGGTTCATTCCAGGAGCACCTCTACTTTTCCCTTGCCGCTCTTCTGTTGTAATAGAATTAAGATAATATGTGGGAACAATCGACTCTTCTGTTTGCTTGATGATTTGACCACTGGGAAGTTTTTTCACGACGGATTTCTTAACTGTCGTACTAAGGTAATAAATAGTCAATTTGAAATCACTACTATTGACAATCTGAGCAGACATTGTTGGAAATACCGAATCTCGTACAATAGTCCGTTCTTTGTGGGTAGCAGGATTAGTCTCAGTCTTGATAATCATGTGTCCAACACAAGACCACACATAACCAGCATGTTCCAATTCTCGCAATCTTGACCAGCACCTTTTAATAATCATTGCCCATCCACGCCCATGAGAACCAAAATCTGTAATATCCTCGACATCTTTTTCTTTTTGTAACTGGTTTATAATCATCCCTACCCACTCATCTACAGTGTCAAAAGATACTCGATGCCACACATGCTTACCGGCTATACCTTCATCAATGAGCTTTTGGGTAATCTTCATATAATGTTCATAGTTTAGGATAGGAACTCTCTTTGCCCTTGACCCTATGATACTCTCTGCCGACTTGTCAAAATCTAAAATCAAGTGGTCAGGAATACTTGAATCAAAAGTGGTCTTACCTTCACCACTTGGGCCGACAATCCACAGATTCAAATCCTCAGGCTTCTTGGGATTGTATCCAGCCTCGACTCCAAGTTTAGCCCAATCAGCGGGAATCTTCGGCACAGTGTTGGGAGTTGCAGGCAGCACAATGTTCCCCACCGCAGGGGGTTTCGATATAACCTGCGAAGGTTTCACTTTTGCTCTTTGAACTGCCTGCTGTATATTTTTAGTTTGTTCTGAGGTCATTATGCTGCCCCCATTTTCTTGTCGATGGCTTCTCTAATAGTAGCCTCGGTCTTGGCAGAGGGTTTCCGTAACGTAATGATCGTTTCCCCGGTTTTTGTTGGAATAGTAACCGTATCTCCTTTAAGATAAGGTTTAACTTTTGCCCACAACGTTTCATCTTTCTTAAGCATTTCAAGTACGGCCACAGTATGTTCCAATGGGGTTCTATACTTGGTGACTTTCTTACCCATACGGTTCCAAGTTACAACACTGGCCCCCGCCGCTGCTGTTATTGGAGCCAATGCAGGAATAAATAGACTCAATATACTGAGTAAATCGACTCCACCTTTGCCAATATCTCCAATGGTCTTATGTGTCTTTGGTGTGAGGCGTATGCTCGTACTACCATCTTCGTTCCGAGTAAGGGCACAGCTTGTTACGAACAAGCCACCTACCGATACCAACAATGTTATTGTGAATGTTACTAAGATTTTTCTTCTCATTTCTTCGCCCTTTCAAATGGAATTGCTATACATATATCTTCTACACATGCCAACCCCCAGTCTTTCGTTATGTTTTTCAACTTGCGGAGGGTATTCCACATACTTTTCGGCAGTCGTCCACACAGACAACACCGCACATATCGCTTCTCACCGGGGTAGTGTTTCCACCAGTGAAATCCGAGCGTAATCATCCAACATACTTTACGGTTAATCTTCATTTCAGCTTCCTAAATACTCGTGTTCTTTGGCAGTTCCCACAGGTAATACCCCGCCTTGTTTTGGCAGTTTCCTTTCTAAAGGCTTTAAGAGAAGCCCCATTAAAATCTCGATAACACTTACAAGCAGGGATGCCAATAAGGGTGAGGGCGGAACCTCGATTATCATTATAGGAGTCTTCATCTGGAACAAAATGCTTAGTTTGTTTCTTTTTCATTGACACACTCCTTACAATACATCCCATCGAAATGTTTTCTACAACCCCTTCGTCCACATTCCGGACATTCTTTCCATATCTCTCTAAAACAAAACTCACAAGCCATATTATCGCAAAAATCACAGGGCAAAATAGGATGTCCCGGATTACCACAAGGAGTTCCACATTCCTTACAATCTATTAAAAGGTGTTGTCCCATAAAGATATTAATCCTCTACTTCTACATTCCCATCTGGCGTAATCTCGACAGCGGATAACTTCTTAAAATTCTCAGCTACAAATTTCAGTATCTTCATTTTCTACCTTTCCATTTTGATTTGACAACACGGCTTCTACTAATTTCTTTTCTTTTTCGGTGAGGTTTTCTTTTGTCTTAGAATATTCCAAATCACAGTTGATACAACGGAAATGGAAATTACCGTATCGTTCCCAAGATAAAGTAAAATGATGACCATCTTTTACACTACACTGCATTTGAAATTCTAATCTGCTAATCATTCCAGAGATGGTTTTTGCATTTATCTCTTCTCTGGATTCTATTTGAACAATTCTATTCTCCAGTTCATTTGTTTTCATTTTCTTCCTTTCTATATAGGTAAAAAACCTTGTTTCTGTGCTTTGTCGTGTTTCTCGGCGAGGGCAAGATTGGCTCTTGCGTTCATTTCTGTTGTGTAATCCTCAATATAATCCCCGGCGTAAGTATATTTTCGGAGATAATACCATTTAGGTCTCCGTAGCAAAAATGTTTTCCCAAGCCACTGGATACGGTAGGTTAGTCCGTTAGTTACTATTCGGTATTCTCGCATTTTTCTTCCTCTTTTTCTGTTATGCGGTATTTGGTATCGAACAGTTCCGGCCACCGTGCCATTGGGGACTCACACAGGTCGAGATATATACACGGTGAGTCATACAAGAAGCAATGAAATCTCGACGGGTCTCGGCCATAAACCTCCGGTACATTAGGCCGCTTGCTAAGTCTCTGCATAAATACCAATTCTTTCACGAATTCAGCGGAGTACAAAGGCTCATTATACATTATGGACTTGGACTTAATCGCATCGGTATCTTTCTCACCATACCATTCTTTAACCCTGCGGAGATAAGCATCTTCAACAGAACAGTTCCAAACCTTCGAGTTCTTCTCGTCCTTGCCACAGAGCTTAATCCCCGGCTTCATAATCCCATCGAGAATAAACCCCACAACAGGCATTGGTTTGGGAAGTTTAATAGGTATTTTCACAAAATCCTCGGCCAAGATTCGGTACATCCGGGCTTGTGGCGACCAAGGGAATCCAGCGAAGATAACATCCAGTGTTTTCATTCCGGTACTTTTATGGTCTCGAATCCAGACGTTGCCATTGCGAGTATCTTGGATGAGCTTATCAATAATGCCTTCCAGCACCATTCCCACTAATGGCCCATCCTGAATCGTCATTGAATGTTTTATTTCGGTTCCGATTGTCTTGAGGTAGCTTGGAGTTGGATACCGCTCCCAAAAGATTTTAGCCATCGCCTCAGCTTTGTTGTAGAGTGTTGTGAGAAGATTGGCCAGCCGAAGTATCTGACCGTCCAAATCTTCACCCTTCTCAACTTGAGCCATCAGGTCAGTCTGCATTCCTCGAACCCAAGCATGTACTTTTTCTATATTCTCCTCTCCTGGCCCAAGTTTTTGGAATTCGTGATAAATCGTGCCAAGTTCTGCTCCTTCTTTTACTTTGACGCCCCGTAATGTAACACCCCACCGCTCTGAAAAGAACCAACATCGCTCGCATCCGTGAGCACAGGATATGCTTGATTGGTGACATGCAAACGGCCTCATTTGGATTTCTTCAATTTTCATTTCTTGGCCTTTCGTATTCGATTTAGCCGCAGGAGTTCTTTGTAGAAAGCAACAGGTTTGTATCTATAATGATAACTACCTGTGCAACAGTTAAAACCAGTGTCAGTGTCAACTAATTTCCCCGGACAACCAAAACAACCTCTTTTTTCTTTCTTAAATTCACAGAAAAAGCAATCACCTTTTAGATTCTTAAACCCATTATCGTGAAGCCATCGCCGTTTAAGAGCAGAAACCCATAGGCGGGGGTTTGCCATTTTTGCTTTTGAAATACTCCGCCACATCCGCAAGCACAATGTCCAAGTTTGATTAAGTGTTCTTTTTTTCATTTTCTACCTTTCAAAACAGTATTATACTATATCCTAAAATCTAAGTCAAGTGTTTTTTGAAAAAATTTTAAGGGTAAAAAATTCCCAATACATCATTATGTCCGATAACAAATCTATCGACTATAGCACGGAAATCAGATTCTCCATACTTCACTCCAGGAGTCTGCTTTTCTATGTTAGCGACTTTCATCGCCTCCATTTCAATCTGAGCACATATACTTTGACTATAAATATAAGCTGCTTTTTGTTCATCAGTCATTTTCTTTCTCCTAAGTTTTTGTCCAAGGGAGCCGAGGTCTGAATAGGATATATGGTTCACAGCTAAAGAGATGGGCGAGGGTGTTCAGGTCTTTGAGAGTAACCTGCCCCTCAATAATTCTATGTCTAACAATCTCAGCCCTCGTCCTCTTACTACGGGGATTATCAATAACCTGCAACAATCGCCCGATGTCGTCCCAAGTAAAGCCAAAATCTTTCATAAGGAGCTCAACGGAACACTTTAGCTCAACCCGCATCCGCTCATAGCTGGCCTCTTTCAACCTCCGCAGAACTTCTTTACTTGAGCCACGATTGGGATTTCTCATATCAACCACCTTGCAAAAGATTGTGCATATTCCTTACCCACCATAAAACTGCACTTAAAAATTATATAAAGAAAACCTAAAATTATTCCCGGAATAGTACAAATCCCAAATACAAATTTAACAGTTTTTTTCATTCTTTTATGGCTCCTCTCTTGCCGGGGACACCCATTTGTTCTTTCCCCCAAGCATCCAGAACTGCTTCCATCCGTTTGTAGAGGATGGGGTCTACAATGAGTATAACGTCTGTAGGAGTTACTTCCCCCGTATCATCTAAATAGGTTTTATCAGGCACAACGACTATAGGAGGTGGTTTAGATTTGATTGAATTTTTGAGCTTACGCTGTGCTTCTTTCACGGGGTTCCTTTTTCAGTGGTATTTACTCAAAAAACGAGAGGGGGCTAACGGGCTTTTGCGTCGTCAACCCCCGTCTCTGCGGAGGTTAAAAATAAGGGGCACGTCATTCGTTCTTTATGGCAATGTTTTTTAACGTCGTTGCCCCTGTATCTACCCTTAATTATAGCATATTTCATAATAAAGTCAACCATTTTTTTATTTTTTGGAAAATAAAATTTCCAATACAAATAAAAATATAAACGCTTAAAAATAATGATGCAACAAGAACTCCATAAGCAAAACTCATTTTATTTCTCCTCTAATAATACCGGGGGGACAGAGAATGTTTTTTGCAGTACATATCCCATCATCAGATGTAAAAGGAGATGTCCGGCCTTACGGCGGGTATTGGCACATCGAGATTTCCAGGGCAGGAAGATAACGTGGAAACCGTACTTTGCGATGGCGAGTGACAGTCGATGGGCGACTATCTCCGGATTCTTGATGTGGGGGTCTTTGGCAAAGAGTTCCTGTGGAGAAGCCTCAACCAATAGGACAGGATGCTCACATGATGCCACCAGTTTCCTGAATGCCTTGGCCTGCCTGATGCGGTCGTGGGATTCATTGAGATTCTTGTATATCTCAAGCTGACTTGCCTTACGCTCTACGATGCACTCCGCAGGGAATTCCTCAAGCATATAATCACCACAAGGCAATGCAATTCTTTTTACTACCACTTGAATCGGTATCATTTTATAGGTGAGTTCTGGATGCCCTATTCTGATAATTTCAGGGAATAAAAGTGGAAATTTCTCTCTTGTATCTACACAGACAGTTATTAAATTTGGTATTTTGTATCTCCAAAAAATATCGGTTTTTCTTATTTTTTTTATGCCCATAAGTGCCCCCATCTTTTCTTATTAACAATCTGATATACAGTCTCGTAAGCTACCTTAAAATATTTGGCTAATTCTTTTATTGAATAAGTCCCATCGTGGTAAGCATGAAATATTAATCTAACTTTTTTTTCTGTTAATATGGCTTGGCTATTAAGTGCTCCCTTTCCTGATGTTCCATGTTCTATTTTATCTTGTTCATTTTCTTGATGGGTTGCCCAACGCAAATTTGATACTTTGTTGTTATTTTTATTGCCATCGTTATGGCATCCCTCCATTCCAAGAGGTCGATTTCCCCTATATGTCTCAAGAACAAGATTATGTATTCTTTTTGGAATAGATTGGTTGTTATTCCAAATAGTTACATATAGATACCCCCTGCGGTCTGGAAATGGCCTCAACCAAAGCCCCCCTTTCGGTCGGCCTAATTTATCTAACCGAGGCTTGCTCCAGACTCGTCCATCTTTGGTGACGGCATAATTCGTAAAGATAGGATGAATTTTCACATCGAGTTTTCTTGGCTTCATCGTAGCTCCTCTCGAATACATTCCATAGGAACACACTTTCTGACTCCACAAGAACCATCTGTGTTCTCCCGCTGTAGCCACTTCAAAGCGGCCCGGAAACCTAAGGAGAAATCGATTTCATCTGGAGGACGATTCGACAAATTCTTCTTGTACCGCTCAAATATAATTTTACATTGTTTCATATTTTGTACTCCTTGCGTTCAACCTGCCAAGGTACATACCGACAAGTCCAGTCGTAGAAAATATCAAGAACCTTATTATGTTCCATATTTCTGATTATTATTTCGTCAACAATTTTTTCTTCATTTGGGTAAATATCGGCAAATACGGCATCGTATATTTGCAAACATATTAAAGTCTTTAGGTGTAAATCCCTAAATTCCTTTGTTATCTGATAGTGGGCCGCCTGTAAGAGTTGACTGCAAGGACACTGGTGCATGAAATTACAGATTTCCCCAGTATAGTTTGCTACACCACTTGGCCCTAACCCAAATGTTCTGCTCCATCCCGTAGGCAAGACAAGGTATCCCTGCTTGGCCGCCAACTCAATCAGCCCGTTTTGCCATTCCTCATAGACCGGATGATTCTTATACCACGTCTTAATAGCTTGAGCACAGAATCCAATATCAATCTCAATACCAGATTCTTTTAGTACCAATGATTGAAACCCTCCGGCCCCCCCTTTGAACAGAACCAAAAAGTTCAGGTCTTTCCCAACCTGATACATATCTGTTTTCTTCCAGCCGGGGTCGGTAGGGTCGGCATCAGGAAAAATGGAGACCGCAGTTTCAGTATGAACACTTCTGCCAGTAGGATTCAAATATATATCCATCAACAACGGGTCACCAGATAACAAAGCTGCCATCCTAATATGGTCTTGATTATAATCATACTCTGCTAACTTCCCGCCTTCCCATCGAGACGTAGAACAATCACGGATTGAATGAGGTTCTGTTTGTCGAGCGGGTTTCTTGCAAGAGAATCGGCCTTGAGTCTGACCGCCGACTTTATCATCTGAACTACCTCCTCGCTCAAAATAACTTGGTATAGGATACCACGATGGGTACACCATACCGACATTTCCGAGTGTCCTAACAATACCTCGCCTTGGCTTTTCGAGGAGTGGTTTTGTATATGTGTTGACAATTTTGCTCCTTTGCTTAAATTCCTGAAAGTTAGTTATAATATCCAGCGATTCCCCCACAGGTAAATGTTTCTTCAACAGATTCGCATTCTCAACTCCAATGGAAATGTTCTTAGTCTTTTCCGTATATGTCACCCGACTGTCGCCCAGTAACTCCGCCTCCATTATGCAATCCATAAAGAAACTCCGCAGTGGTTTGTCTGAACCTGTCCCTGCAAGTTTGATTCCATGCCAAGCCTCCGTATATTCGAGAAGTTCTTGGCATCGTTCTTTCTCTTTGGTGTGAAACGCTTCGAGTTTGGAGATGTTCAAAGCACTTCCATTCATATCCAAATCGAAGGTGTCCCATACAATCGTATTCCGCATCCACACACATTCGTCACTGAGTTTCGGAGAATCTTTTCCATATCGAGTGGTCATCCTTATCAATAATTCTTCCCGCAGCTTCAAGGTGGTGACGCCATCGACCCCGTTGTATTTATGTAACTCCTTATCCCAACAGGACTTAGCATTACCCGAACCTCCCGAAATCATCACTTTGCTATAATCTGAAACTCCGAATAACATTGAGAGTTCCTTGAGACCTTTCTCTGGATGCTGCTCGTACAAGAGAAAACTCAAGATTAGAGTGTCATCTATTTTCAATCTCCGAGGATCAATCCAATACCGAAGTTCCGTATCTGCGGAGGCTAAATACATCAAATCAAATTTAATATTCTGACCAACAAGAGTAATTCCTCTTTGCGATATTGTCTGGAACCACTGTCTAATAATCCCCAAGTGTCTCCGGTCGCGGAAAACATATTCTGCGGAGTGCATCTTCAAATTAGAATCTCGCCACGAGAAATTGGCACAAACTACTTGGTCGGCAAAATCAACTCCGTCGATATATTTTGACTTGATGGGATTGAAAACCGTCTGCTCTACTCCCTCTAAAATTCCATAGGTCTCGATGTCACAGGATACTACATCAGGCAATTCTTTCGGAACAGGAATTCCGAGTTCCGGCTCCTCAATTTCCTCATTAGGTATAAATTTGCCTTCCAGATACCTCCGCAGAAGTACAAAGTGAGCCTCGACTGCTCTTACGAGAGCCGGTTTCCTCATAGGATGCAGCATCGCCAAGTGAAATGTACTAAAAACCCGAATTTGAATCGGGTTCGATGTTGGGCCACACACATCTACTGGAAATATTTCCGAGACTTGTCCTTGTTTCTTAAAGGTATCTTTCAATGAACTATTATTAGTGACACTATAAGCCGCCTTAGCACCGATGGCGAAGATAATTATTTCCTTATAATACACTGCCAATGTTTGAATATCATATTCTAAATGTGTCCGGCAGGCTCTCACCTGTGCTTGGGATATGTCACCACCTTGAGGGTGACGACACCGGCAGGCATTGGCCACATAGACATCGCAAAGTCCCCCTAATCCGGACACAGCCACAAATTTAGACAATAGTTGGCCTGTATATCCAATCCAAGACTTGCCATTTGGATTAGCTTGAGTGGATTTATTTTCGTTCACACCAGGATTCTGCCCTACAATTAGCAAAGCCCTACTTTGAGTGGCAAGGCCGACATCAAATTCCCTTGTTGGGATGCCAACATTTGTCGCAGATTCATGTAATGAACATTTTACGCAATCAGGATGTGCTGGAAAATCAATCATTTTTTCTTTTTGGTTTCTTTGCGTTTCCAAGTTACGGTAGCGTCCACCGAGGTTACAAGCTCCTTACACATATTACATTGACATTCTCCTGTATTTAGGTTTACACACCCCTGCTCCCCATCGTCAACTTTCAACCAAATAGCACCACGCCAGAAAAAAGCGTTCCCCGATTTGAGATTAGAAAAATCAACCTCACTATGCTTTCTTGTTCTTGGAGATACTTTCATTTTTTCTTCCTTTCAATATTTTTATAAACACATTTGAAATTTCTCTGGTAAATCACATCGGCTTATGTTCCCATCACAGTTACAGGCTACATGCCATTCAGAATACTCAGTGGCTTTGGTATTGTATTCTTCTGAAAGGCCACATACCTCTTCGTCCCCTTGGAAATAGCGACAGGTTATCCTCAAACAGGATAGCAGTAATTTTAACTTAAAAGAGTCTGTCATTTTTCTACCTCAAAAATTTCTTTATTCTGTCGGTGAACCGTGACCACATTGAATCTTTCATTTTTGCAGCGATTTTGTTTCCGCATTCATCAATGTTTGGCATTTTTCTACCTCCGCAGGGTTTATTGTGTTAGTTGCCTCTTGAGATTTTCATGGGACTCGGGGGAAAGTTCAATCTTTTTCCCGTCGATGGTAATCGTATGTGTTGCCAGACGTAGGAAGCGTTTTTCGATGAATACTACCAAGCCCGATTCAACAGATTGTATTACCGTGTCGTTATGGTTGCAACCAGGATGACTTGATGTGCGAGGAAACACACAACCAGTTTCAACAACAACAAATCTATCCCTGCACCGAGGATGGTAGGCATGGAAATTTGCACTAAGCCTACCACCTTCAACACTCCTACTGAATGAAAAATCATTTACTGTTACAATGTCGCCTTTTTTCCTTTTTCACCTTTCAAATAGAGTTTCATTTAGTGTTTCATTTTCTGTATTATACAAAACCTGCGGAGGGAAGTCAAGGGGAAAATAATTTTTATTGCAAATATTGTCCGAGACCGACATCTCCCACATCAATATCTCGTGTGATATTGGCCAGAGATGCCTCTCCTAAGATTTGGCTGAATAGCGGTCGGTATGCTGAAGGGAGTCCTTTTTCTATCCTGTGTAGGCGGGAAACCTCTCGTCGGTTCTCAATGGCTCTAATATCGGACTTCTTGACCTGTAGGGGCCCCAGTTCGGGATAGGCTTTGGTAAATTCCCGCTGTACGGCTTCGGCTTTCCTGTTATCATTCTCAGTTAGAGCCTGTAGATAGTCCCGCTTATAGGCCCGTATCTTCTCCCTCTGGGCCAAAAGCCACTTGGCAGCCCCCTGTTCCGCAGCGATGCCAGAGGGACGCAGCCCTAACGATTTAAGAGTGAGTTGGAGAGGCGTCATAGCCCCAATTAGAGCATGTTTGTTGTTGTAGATAGGTATCCTGCCATCCGGGGTTTTGTTCTGATAATCCGCATATTTCGGATGCAGAGTTCGGTATGCTTTTCTGGCCGCTATTCCCCCGGGAACCAGCAATGCCGCCGTCGCCCCTAAATTCCGGGATTCTCCAGTCATCAAAGCCTTAGCAGCAGTACCAATAACCCCCGCAGCGGGGGGTACAAGCGGCCAGGGGTAAAAAGGAGCACCTTCATACATTGGTACTGGCAAGGCTCCTACCATCAATCCTTGTGATATATCGACCCCTAATAGGTTCTTTGCTGCCACATACGCCGCCGTAGAGCCAGCCAGCGTCCTTCCTATAGTGCCTAAGTCTATTTTAGACGGGTCTGCACCCATCCGCATAGACCCCTGTAAGAAACTTCCAAATCGAAGTGGGAAGTGCATAAACTGCCGCCAAGGAGCCCAGGTATTCATAATAGCTCTGGGAATACCAAGTGGCCCCCCCGTAAACTGTGTCGTCATAGTGAGAGTTTGACCTACCTTACCAGCTTCATTGAATATCTGATCTCTCACTGCGGAGGATGCTCCGGCTAATTTGTGGGCATTTTGATATATATGTTGATTACGGCCAGCATAATAGGATGTGATTCTATTAAAGTTTTCTGACATACTAAAAGGCGTCAACAGCCCCTTCTTAATCATCTCCCACTTCTTTTTTAAGCCGCCTGCACCAACCAATTTCCCAGTTAATCCTTCCTTGGCAATATCTCCGGCGATTAGAGATTCCACAATCTGAGAGGCATCTCCCATATCCTTTACGTATTCCGGGAAAGCCAATCTAAAGGCTTCTTTGGAAGGTTTTCCTTTTGCAAGCATACCGAAATAGTTTTGTATTTTTTTTACAGCCCCGCCTCCACCTGGGACACCTTTTAAGCCTCGCATCATACCCTGAGGCCCGACTACATTGGTTGTTGTTATGAAAGTCTGTAGCAAGTTTTTACTTGCTGGGGATATGTTAGCTCCGAGAGTTGACAGATGGAACCAGTGAGCTATAGATGCTCCGCCCCCCTCTCCAGACCAAGAACCAGATAAATCACCAGTATATTTCATTAAAAAGTCTTTGGTTTTGGTGGGCATCAGTTTATCCATCATAGGATGAGTAGAGACAAACTCATGCACCTTAGCTTTCGTCTGAGAAAACCAGATAGACCTCCGCAGTTCTTGCCAAGATTTTAGTCCTCTTACGTGAGGTACTAAGTCGTCATATACATAGGATTCGAGCCAAGGCTGTTTGCCCCACACGCCTGGTTGATTGGCTATATTATTTATTTCCCTACCAAGACCTGACCCATGCCAAGCCTGAACGGTCGCAGAAGAATTAGTATATCTTTTAGCTGCGTCCCAAACATCAAGGGAATATTGACGTGGGGTTCCAATTACCCGACCTACTTCTCGTAATTCATTTTGAAAGAAATCTCCTCCCCGAATACGAGCATCTGTTAAAGATTCAGCCATAGCTTTTAGAGTATCTTGTGCAATATGTTTGCGTCCAAATCTACCTGCAAAGTCATATTTCTTCCCAGCCCCTTTTGTAAAATAATATTGCATCTTATTTATAAATGCGGTATCTGCTTGCCCAGAGGCCATTCCTAATCCTTGAACTTCCCGCCAGACTTTCTCGACTTCTCGGGCAGCATCGTCTCCCCACCTATTGAAAACCTTAGTGGCAGCACTGGTATAGCCCTGTGGAATTACCCCCTGAGATTCTAAGAGTTGCAGGTGTTCGATGTTAGGCATCGCCCCGCCCTGTCTTGCAATAGAGTGTTTTGGGAGAGGCCCAGTTTGTGCCTCTTTTCGCATAAACTGTCTATACCTCGGCCCAGTTGATGCTCGTATTGCTTTCAAATGGTATCTATCAAACTGAGCATTTCGAGGATAATAATACTTTACGTCATCACCGTAGGTCAAGCCTTGTTTTGCCAAGGTATCTCGTATTCGCTCTTCACCCCCGGGAGTAGCCTTCAGGGTGGTTCTAATTTTGTTCATCCATCCTCGTAAGCCTCCGGCGAGACCTGAAACTTCTTTCCGCATTCCTACTTTGAGGCCGGGGGCTATTGGTAGCCCCTTGCCGCCCATTATGGCGACTATTTCTGGTTCACTGCCGAGCATTGTAACCAAAGCATGATTTGATTTGTGTAACCCATCCAATCTCGCAGCCACCGCATATCCCTCTGCTTTTGAGAGGCGGCCTGCTTTACCAAATATTTTGTTTATACTGTCAAATTCCTTAGAAAGAAACTTAGTTTTAGTGCTTACAACATCGGCAAAGGCTTGATAAAGTCCCGGTACACTGCGGAGGTTATAAATTGCCGGATGAACATAAGACATTGCTTGCCCCATAGCTTTAGCTTTGGGGATTAATCCAGCAGCCAAGGTTAGTAGAGGTTTTGTAGTGCCGATTGGGAACATCAAACCAGCAGCGAGTCCCATTATGACTAAAGGATTTGTAGCAATATCAGTAATTGTTTTCAGGATTGGGTCTGGCTTTTTTCCTTTGAATAGAGCATTGCGAAACGATTGGATTTCTGAAGGCGAAAGTGTTTGTGGGCTAAAAATAGCTCTCGTTGCAGCGTCCACATCCCCCCGCAAAAGGTTGGCAAAAGCAAGATTTGGCCGATCATAGAAGGTTATCGGGAAGGCTGCTGCTCCAAGACCAAACGGAATATCTTCATCGACATTATACTTTGGCATATAAATGCTTCCAACTTATTCCCCTGCAAATATTATAGATAGCAGTTATTCCAACATCGAATTGCCAAGCCAAATCTGACAAAGTAAATTTAGCTACCTTATATAGGTAACGAATCACTCTGACTTTATCCGCAGTTAGTTTAGCCGATGCACGCGTCCCGTGTTCGATTGAATCAATTAGATTCTCACTCCTTGTCCCCCAAGCCAGATTACTAAGACGGTTGTCTGTTCTGATGCCATTCAAATGCCGACACTCCATACCTTTAGGACACAGGCCAACAAAAGTTTCCAATAAGAGCCGGTGGATAGAGCGGCGATACATCTGTGAATTAACAGTTAGAGCAATTCCTAAATATCCATTACTACCAATTACTGGTTTTAGCCATCGGCCTTTTAGATTATGACCAACTGCATCTTTACGAGGTTTAGACCATATCTGCCCATCTTTTGTAATACAATAGTCTGGGAATCCAAGAATCGGTTTCATTCTCTTCCTTTCAAAGAATTATTGACCTATCATATATTCGCCTTTAGCAAGTTGTTGGGGGCCGATTACACCCCCCATTAACTGAGAGAACAAAGCCTGACGTGCTTGAGATTCTTCGGCTTGGGCAGTAGGCTGGGCGGCTTGATAATATAAATTTTCCGGTGTGACCATTTCTGCCTGAGAGCGGATTCCTTCTCTTTGTATGCCTCGCATCCCTGTTTCATGTTTGGTCTGCAATACTTTATTTAGAAGCCATGTAAGAAAGATACCGGCCCCTGCCCCTTTAACACCTGGTTTTTGTGTTAATCCCTGCCACCAAGGAGTATCTCCTCCAGGTACTCCTCCGATTCCTGCCCCTGGCCCCGCTCCTGGCCCGATTGGATAAGTTCCACCGTTTGGCATATCAGAATCCTCCTCTCATCAGACCAAGCATCCCGCCTCCGGGAGCCTGTGTAGAAGCTCCCATCTGCCGCTGGCCCATCGTCTGCACCGCCTGAACAATTAAAGCCATCTGCCTATTCTGGCTCTCTGTAAATGATTGTAGAGCCATGAATTCCCGGGCTTCTTTCTTTTCTTCTTTTTTGATTTTCAAAAGAGCCTTCATATACTCTTTTGTTCTGGCCCTGGATTCCTTAACACCTCTCTCGGTAGCCTCCGCAGTGGTCTTGCCCATCAATGCTTGTAGTTTCATTTGTTCGCGGGTCAGCCCACGCTCCCCGGCTTGTCCATAGGCTCCGACCGCCGTACTCCCCAAATAACCCGCTCCCAACAATGCGGTAAGAAAATGTTTAGAGCCATAAAATGCTTTGAGAAGCCCTCCAAGTCCTTTTGCCCCACCAAGTATTTTTCCAGTAGCTAATCCTGCTCCTATTCCTACACCTAAAGGCATTATTCAACTCCTTCTAATTCTGGGTATCTTGAACGCAGATAACCATTAAACCAAGTTCTGTACTCAGCATCGTACTCATTCATATCGGCAGAGATGTCATACAATTTAGGGACTTGTACGGATTTTGTCATTTCCTCAAACACGGCTGTAAAATCTCCACCGACCAAATCTCGCATGCGGGCGGCCCGTCCACCCAAAGAACTATCATTAACTGTCCCCAAAGCATATTGCACTCGTGACCCGACTGTTTCTGTTTCGGAACCTTCGACTTTCTTTTTACTTTTTGCAAGACCTTCTAAATCATCCCGCATCTGAGAGATGTTCAAGGAAGCATCAGCCCAAAAATCAAACTCATCTGAGTCTCTACTTACACCTCTTCTCTTTATATTAATGGCCTCCAACATTCCTTCTAACGCCCCAAGAGTTTTATTGATGTCCTCAGTTTTTACAACCCCCTTCTGAATCTGATCCTCTACTTTATTAATATTCTCTGGGGCCAATTCCTCAACTGAGATATTTCCACCGTACTTATTAATCTGGTCTTGAAGAACACCCATAGGATCAGCCTGAGTCCCTGGCTTTATTCCTGCCGGAATTCTTGCAAAACCAGCACCAAAACCCATCTGCCCACCGACCATTACCCCCTTCGTTACACGCTCACCCCGAATCGGCAAATCCAACCGTTTGTCAAATCTTACGGCCTCCGTCACTCGCTCCCTTGTTTTATTATAAACATCCTTATCATTATCAAACCGAGTGGCCTCCTCTTCTAATATCGTTTTGGCTTTCTCCATCGAGGTCTCACGGTTAAGACCTCCTTTAAGAATAGAAAGCATCGCATTTGTATTCCGCTCAGAGGCATCCATACTCAATTCAATATTAAACCTGCGGAGGGATTCTCGTCTTTTCTCGATTTCGTTTTTGGCTTTCCTGTCCCCAGCGATAATAGCTCTTTGTTGTTCTCTATCAAGTTCGGCCTGTTTTTCCTGAAAATCCCGAGATGCTTCGGACATAGTTTGAGCAAATTTTCTATCCTCTCGTCTCGCTCGTTCATCCTCCGCAGCTCGTTTATCATCCGATGCTGCCTGGGCCGCTATACCTTCTCGTTGTGTCTGAGCCTGTAATGCTGCTCGTTCTCCTGCTCCGCGTTGAGTCATAGCAGTTCGTTCTGTGGCCCCAGTTTCTTGCATAGCAGCCACAAGCCTGCTTTCAGCCTGTTGTTTACTCTGTTGCATAGACCGTTGAACATAAGGGTCTATCTGACCACCGACTTGTGTAGGAGCATCTTTTCCTCTTGGCATAAGTAAAATCCCTCGTTAATACATTCTACGGCCACTTATTCCGACATTTAAGAAAGCCGGAGAATGTAGTGTCCCTTTTGATTTTTCAGGAGTAGCAGCTTTTGTCTGGGCAGCCCTAAGCAAATCGGCTTGGTTTGCAGCTACTTGTGCCTGAGCCATATCAGATAGTAAGGTCATAAGAGGAGTAGCATCCATAGAGAAAGTTGGAGTCTCGATTACCCAATTAGCAAGATTTTCCATCCCCGACATTCTAAGTTGTTCTACTCCAATTTCAAATTGAGATACCTGCAAGTCATAAGCATTTTGAGCATCTGCTTTATATTTTAGCATATCAACATGCTGTTGTTCCTGAAAACCAAGATACATATTAGATTTAGTATAGGCTTCACTAACAACATTCAAATAATTTTGACCCTGCTGTTCCTGTAATTGCTGATATGAGGCATGTATATTACTTTGAACAGTCGCCAAGGAATTCATTTTACTCATTTGGAACTGTTCATATTCCTTACTATCCGCCCCATAAGTCTCAACAATATTTCTTTCCTCAGCTTTCATAGAGCCAATAGTAGCTTGTACCGAGGCTTGCATAGCGTGAGCTTTAGAGAAATCTCTATCTTTACCAATCTCAGCATTTATTTCATCAAGTTTTGTAAGAACCTCCCCCACTCTACTACGAGCGGCTTGGACATATTCATCTGCCTTCTCAGGAGCCGCCGCCCATGCTTCTCGTGCCGCCCCAGCCCGGGTAGTCACTCCTTCTTGTATTTTCTCCAATCTCTGTAAATAATCTATTGTAGCTCCGCCCTGCATCTCAAGAGCAGTCGCAGCTTTCTCGGCTTCTTTCTGTTTAGTTTCAGCTTGCTTACCATATTGAGCTACAGCAGTTTCACCTACTCCCTTATAAACCCCCCGCAATCCCCCAACAGTAGTCTCAGCCCCTTTTGGAACCGATACATCTCCAATATCCCGAGTCGCAGCCGCCGTTTGAGCTATCTTCGTCTTATAAGCCTCGTAATCAAAATCACCAGTAGGAGTGACAGGATTTAATACATCATTTGCCATTACGAATTCCCCTTAGACCTTCTCGCTGCACGAAGCACATCCCCTATAGCATTTTGTCTCCGCTTTAGTTGCTTTAAGGCCGCTTTATAGAGGTCAGGTTCTGCTTTTTCTAATTCACGAGCTTCCTCTAAAGTTCTGGCGGCACTTTCCACCTTATATTTTGGATGCCCAAATAACATTGGTTCTTTATATGCCATCGTTGGTTCCCCTGTAACTAACATAGACAGATTCCCTTATTATTATTGTACCATATTACCCAAAATTGTCAACCTAAGAAGCACTCACTTTCCTGCTTTCTGTGTATGAAACCGCGAATTCTGCGTCCGTAAGCTCAAATTTCACACCGGACGCAATTTGCTCAATATAAGGCTCTAAATCAATGCCTTCTACATTCAAACCCTCCGCAGAATCGGCGGGATTAGAATTTACGTTTGGATAGGCTACAGTGGACTCAATCGAGGTTCCACCATTCCTATAAGCCCCCACACGCCATTTATTATTCACGTTGTCGTCAAATCCCGACAATTTCCTTGCCTTCAAAGCTACTCCAGATGTAATCCACCGGGTAAACGGAGATACTTCCTCATGTTGCAATCGCCAGCATCTTGCAGAAAAAGGAACTGGACTAACAGCATAGGTATCTCCAGTAGTAATATCATTATCAAAAACCTCTGTGAATGCAAATACTCCGCCACTTGCGGTTAGTATTTCCCGGGAATCTCCCGCATTATCACCACTTGTCATATACAATTTTGCCCCAACCATATCCGCATTCAAGGTCGCATTTGCATCGGTCAAAGTTGAACTGGATGTTGCGGTTGCTGTTCCATTCAATGTATAAGAACTGCTTATATCCCACATCGTACCACTTCCGCTCTCTAATTTATCTGGACTCACTATAAGGCCCGTTGCAGTAATAAAGAAAGCCCTGTCATTTTTGCCTGTTGTAATATCTGGGCCTGATGTTGCTCCCACAAAATTAGCCCCGTCAAGCATACTACATACTTGAGTCGAATGCCATAAGATTACCATCTCCTCCTGGGTAGAGTTCAAAAAGAAAGAGGCATTCATTAGTGCATCATAACAACTTTTAACATCTGAGAGTTCAGACTTCCAATCATCAAATATTACCCGGTCTGCCGCAGTGATGCTTCCCATACTTCCATCAGTAGCATTAAGAATAACAAGGCCGAGACCAGAAATCATAAATACACTATTCCCAGATGAATGAGCAACTTCTTTCCCTACGATACCTCTTTTCTTATGCAGTCTTGAAAATTGTAGTGGTTTGAGTTTACCGGATTTGAAGATATGGATTATCGCATTATAGCAGAGTTGAAACAATGAATCCCCCGCAGCAATAAATCTTAGTGGTCGCCCATCCTCAACATCAGCTACTCTTTTGTTGTAGGTACTGAAATACTCCGGCGAATTATGTTCCGGACTACTGGATAAAGTATCATACCCACCATCCACACTTGAGGCTTGTGCCATAAACGTCACATCACTATATCTACCAATAGTCCCACTCTGCGGAGGAGTGGCTATAATATCTTTCTCAGGATCATACATAGTTAAGAATGGGAGTGCCTCATCAACAACTGTCCCTATGCCAGCCGTTAAGGAATCCCACGTCCCAGATGTTGCCCAATTTCCTGCCTTAGCGATTGTCTGTTCGAGATAGAAGATAGCTCCTTGTGTAGCAGTTGTATTACCTAAATCTATTGTGCGGAATATATCAACTGTATCGAATAAGTCTGCAAACCCATCTCCCACAGGGTCGGAAGTATGAACTTCTCCGGATACGACAGCGGTATTGGCCGGGAAATCTAAGGTAATCTTAACTTGTGTCTCGGCCTCTGTAGTAACAACACCGCCTCCAGATAAGGTACTTCCTGACACCGAAATATCATTTGCATTTGGTTCAACTTCTACTACACTGAGTCCGTAGGCGTTTCCCGCCGTGCCCCGAACTATAGATTCCAAAAGAACACTTGAAGATTGTGCCGAAGCAGTAACAGTTGCCGAGCTATCTCCGTTAATAGCATCCGCCAAAGCTGTTGCGTGTTCTGCCGATGTCCCTCCTGCCGCTGCCGCAATGGTAACATCCGACCCGGAATCAATATATTCATAAGTCCGACTATTAATTGTAAAGACATCTCCGGCAATCATTATCCCGCTGTCCCCCCCCGCAGCAAAACTAATCGTACCCACTGCTTTGGTGGTTTTATAATGGTCTAAATGCACTACAAGCGGAGCACTAAGACTACTGTATATTCCCCGTGTAGAGCTATAAAAACGATAGGCTATTTGATAAGTTCCATTCCCCCTCAACTGATAACTTGTGTCCACTGCGGAGGTATTTAATGTCGGGGTGGTAAGTTCGGAGTCAAACCCCCCTGGCCCCGAGGATACAACTGTCAAGGCTTCCTCAGCCGTATCCCAATACACGGTTTTGGTCGCCTTAGTGTCCACAGCAACGAGTAAATATGCCCCAGACACAACGCAATCTATTTCAAGACTCGAGGTTACAGTATTCCCCGCTGCCCATATAGCGAGCTTTGTCCAAGAAGTTCCACTATCAGCCGTATAAATTAAATCAATTTGCTCATCATCAGTATCATCTTGACTGTCCCATCGGACAACAAAACCCCGATAAACAGTAGAGGTAGCTTTTTTCTGAAAGGTAACATATCGCATGAAATCCGGCCCGGCATTAGCATCTATACTCCCCATCCCCGATACATCATCCAAATCAAGAACTTCTTTCATTCCGTAGAATTTTCGGAGTCCCCCATTGAATCTCCCATCTACACCTGACAATCTCCCGAATGACCCCGGGCGAACCTGATTTGGAGGCACAGATTGATCCATTCGAGGAGTTCGGAATTGGTACGGCACATAAATACGATCTTCAGCCATTATTTATCTCCTGTTTATGTTATCTCCGCACCAAATACAGTTATTGTAATCGCATTAGCTGTTCCTTGTTGGTATGCCAAGTTACCGCTTGCATCATTCATCGGATAAAATCCGTCAAGCTGTAATAAAGAATTAGCATCAATTATAACATCATAGAGTATAGCAGTTGACTGGTCGTAAGTTGTTCCATCATCATCTATAAATAACCTAATGGTAGCGTCAGTACTTGTAGTATTCATTAATGTAATTGTTTTAATAACAGCAGTGGTACTTGCTCCCGGAGAATATACACTATGAGCACTCGTATCATTATCTCGCCTTTGTCCTAATTGTTTTTCTTGAAAAGCCATAACTCAATACCTTAACTTATGCTAATTCTATTAAATAACCAAAATCAGCAGAACCACTATAATATAGTGTAGTTTTTCCAGCAGGAATATGTATCAAAATTGATTTATTAACTGGACATACCCATCCTATATTTGATACGGTTTCTACAGTTCCTTCGGTTGAAAACAACCAATTACCTAAAATTGGCATAAATGTATTCCAGCTATCTGCTGTAACGGGTACACTGCGATAAACAGTATCGCCGGTTAATTTCAAACAAGTTCCCTGTAGGGGATCGGCTGCTTCTACTAAAGTAACACGGTCACCTGAATTATTTAATATGTATGTTCCTTTGGTGATTTTACTTATGCTCATAATATATCCTTAGCATAACATTAAAGCATACCTTTTTGAATCATCTGAACTCTCAACACCCAAGGATGTTCGTGCAGTCGCTCCGCTCTCCCAAGCCAATGTACCAGCACCAGTACCGACTAAGAACTCATTATCAGCAATATCACCAAGAGCATTTACAGCATCAAGCATATCCCCCTGTGTCTGCCATATATCACTCGGAAGTAAATTAGTTAGGTGACAATCGTGAGAGCCTTCCATATAGATGGTGATTATAGAATCCTGACCACCACCCGTAACATTAGCGTGTAGTTTAAGAACCAATCTATCGGTAGTTAAAATAGTCGCATCGGCAGCCAGCACCGCATGGGTAATAAATGAAGCCATTGAACCAGGAATCGCAGATGACGTTTCAGAAGTCATCAAAACCGTTTCGTCGGCGTTTAACGCATATTTGCTTAATGTCCAATAAAATGTAGTTGGTCTGTTTCCTGTTGTTCTTGCTAAATGCGTATGTAAAACATATATACCTGACCTCAAGAACGTGACTCCAGGTACACCAGATGCAGTAATAAAACTGAACATCAGTTGGTCGTCACCCTCATCCATCGCAGCAGTTTCTTCATCGCTTGCTGCCTCACCTGTATCAGTTTCATATAATATATGATAATTAGCGATTGCATCATCATTATCTGATAGAAAATAATCTGACGAAGCACCTATCGCTAAATCTACATATTCTTTGGTAGCAAGATGTGCACCTGCTGTTGGGATGACACCCGATGCCGTGCCTGTGAACGTAGCCCCCGCCCAAGTTGGACTGTCTCCTGTTCCTACCCCTAAAGTAGTTGCTTGTGCCGCTGCATTAGCATCATCTAATATAGCTCTCCCCGCTGAGGTTAAATCTGCTTCTGCCCAAGTCGCTTCAGAGTATCCCATAGATACCGTGCCGGTATATAATCGACCTCCCCGAACTCCTACGATTGTATTAGAACCTTCCAAGGAAGTTGATACTGTTCGCCAAACTTTAGTTGTAGCCCCGGCAGGTTTTGTTTCTGCAAAGGTTACACCTGAATCAAAAGATTCATATAAATTAGTTCCACTACCAACTATTATATAAGAACCATCTGAATTTGTAGCGGTACAATGCCAATCATCCCCTCCAGCAGCCCCTTTTAACGTCCAAGAACCACCACTATCGGCTGATATAGCTATTCTTCCGGTAAGACCCCCGGCTATTAAAACAGAACCATCTGCATCAGAGGCTGCTCCATACCAAGAAATAGTAGCGGCGGCTGGTATTTCCTCTGACCAACTAACTCCGGAGTTAATGGATATATATAAAGCCGCTACAGTAGTATTACCTTTCCCGGCTATTAAAACAGAACCATCATCATCTGATGCAACACTTGTCCAATAATTGTCATCTGCATCATCTGGTTGTCTCTCTGTCCAACTTACACCATAGTTAGCGGAAGTATATAATCTTCCATTGGTAACACATGCTATTAAATTGGAACCATCTGAATCAGAAGCTACACTGCTCCACTGTTTATCAGCATTTCCGGCTGGTTGTCTCTCTGTCCAACTTACACCAGAATTATTAGAAGTATATAATCTTCCATCCTTAATAACGGCAATTAGATGAGAACCATCCGCATCCGAAGCGACAGCCGCCCAAACTTTATTTGCCGCTCCAGCCGGTTGTCTCTCTGTCCATGTTACCCCATAATCAGCAGAGGTATATAATCTTCCATCCTCAACACAAGCTATTAGATTAGAACCATCTAAGTCAGATGCTACACTTTGCCAATTCACATTCACAGCCCCAGCCGGTTGTCGCTCTACCCACTCTGTACTTCCTCCGTAAGTATTAAGTGCGTCTGTGTAAAGTAATTTATCGGCTGCTGTACCAAGGACATTTATTTGGTCAATATTGTGAGGAAGTACTGCCAGAAAATTAGAATTAGTTGGTAAAACATAACCATAAGGTAAACTAGTTATTCCGGAAACTCCCGGTGGCCCCGCTGGGCCTCGTGGCCCTTGTGGGCCGACTAATCCCTCGAAATTATATGTTGTTCCTATTCCTCGACCCTCCGCAGGGATAAAAGCACTTGATAAGTCATTTAATTGGGTCTGCTGAGATGATATATCTTGGGAGATTCCATAATCCCCATATCGTCTTGTGGTGCTACCTCCTCCCCAAGGAGTGACTATTCCAAACCCATCTACTGCTTGGGGGTCGTCTATGCCAGGTATTAATAAACCCTGTAAAATCGGACGGGGAACCGTGACATTATTACTATCTTCACCGGAGGTAGTAAAAACTTCTGCCACAATTAACCTCTCCAATAACGTCTGTTGTTAGGGTTATCACTCCGGTCTATCGGGGCATCAGGTAAATAGGAATAGTAGGCCGTTAATCGGACATTTCTTATTTCATTCCGGTAAGCCTTGAGAATACCTGTGGCTCTTTTAGCATTTCCTTCAGTAGCCATAATCCTATAGGCCGCATATAAGGCAACGACAGTATCCATTCCCTTACTAATCGCAGGTGCAATCTCGTAATAAATATTCCCAGTTGGAATTGGATCAAGAGGAGCATCAAGTGAGGCTTCCCGTGTAGTTTCGTCGTAGGCTGGTATTACTCGTTCCTGCAAATAATTTCCAGTTCCATCTGACCCTAAACATCTGAATATACTTCCTGCATAAGCCTCGTGATGTGTATCAAGTGCTCCTGCATTTGGAACAGCACCAAACGTTACAACATCACCATCGGCATTCAGAGTGCAGGTTCCATTGTGAAGCCTTGCAATTCCTGATGGGATATATTCGATTGTTATTTCTGTCCCAAGACCATACATATCAGTGGTTTGGATATGAAGAGTTTGATTCTCAATCCACATACCTCTCCCGAATGAATTAAATTTACTTCGAGAATCATAAAAAACCTTTCCACCAGTATCACCTACTTTATAGATTCCGTGAACAGACCCAACAGTATGAGGTAGTGGATATGTTGTAGTCCCGGAAACAATCGTCTTGTTAATTTTAGCAACGGCAGGTGTCCGAGAGTTTCGATTCACCTCATTAAGAACCAGTATATATGCTTTTTCAAGAATATTTATGATCCTTGAATCTGAATATTTAGCTGCAACGACTGGTTCATCTGTACTTTCCCGTGCATCCACTATTGCTCTTGTTAAAAAGCTCTCAGTATAGTAAGCACTTGAGCCAGCACTTGTGACCGTAGCTATATCTTTTGTGAATGAAACACTTCCTGCTGCGGAGGTAAAAGACGCAGAAGCAAAAGTATAACCAGACAAATTACAGAATATATAGTATGTAGTATATTCCAGATTGAACACAATTTGGCCATTCGTGTCAGTGACTTTGGTTCCAGCTACGGAAGCAGAACGAGTATTGGAACTATTGACCCATACAGAAATCCCAGAAACAGCATCTCCACCGGTAGTCCGAATCGTCAGAGTAACTTGATAATCCCCAACTCCATTTCTTCCGGCTCGATTCTCAATACTAAAGACGGCTGCACAGAATCGTACAGTCTGGCCGTCAACGGTTACGGCATTAACCATAACCGAATAATCATTTCCCCGAACATAAAATCCTGCTGTGGTATTATCACTTAAATCAATAGAAATCCCATGACAACCAGTAGCCCCATCAATATCAATCCCATCGGTGTCAAGAAGTGTATAACCCGCATCAGAGGCCCGTTGAGTCATGCTCTCATTTTTATAGATTTCAATATCGGTTACGGCGAGACCGCTCTGGGTCACGGAGGCATTACTGGAATTAAAAGTATCCCAGAAAATGTAGACCGTCGAATCTACTAAGTAATCTCCGAGATTTGGGGGCAATGAAATAGGAGCAGGCATTTGTAACTACCTTTCTTAAATTTACTTTGTCAACAAAGCAATAACCAATCCTAAAACCAACATAATCACAGGGATAGCTACCATCCAGTGATGTTTAATGTGATTAGTAAAATGTTTAGTAAGACTGCATACCCGTTCATCAATTCTTATTAGTAGCTCATCGCGTTCTATCCCATTCATTTGTGAACTCCTTTACGTTTATGTTTTATCATCTTGGCGACAATTTTAGCTCTATATTTCTTAGTCCATTTCTTTGCAAGTTTTGGTTTGTTATGCCATAACCAACCTCTTTGCTTTTCCGACTTGAAGGGCATCTCGAAGACCTCCCAAGCTATATTTATATTGGCCGTCCAAAGCCTTATAATGTTCAATAGAATGACAATTAGGGCATAGAAGTAAAAGATTATCCTCTACATTATTCTTTTTGTTTCGGTCTATATGGTGTTTCTCCAATACTCTTATTTCAGAATTCCAACCACATATTTGACATGCTCTATACTTATCAAGCAAATATGCTTTTAATGTTTTATGAGTTCGCCATTTGCCAAATATTCTTTTATTTGCATATCGCTGTTTCTTTAACACAGCTAAAGCATTTATTTTACATTTATTGCTACAGTATTTACGTCCAGATGTTTTAATTGCAGTTATATCTTCATTACAAAAAGCACATTTATAGGTTTTGCGTTCAACTCTTCTTCTTATTCCCATACATTTAGAACTACAAGTATATTGTTTACTGCTTGATGGAACAGTCTTAAATTCTTTCCCGCATATTACACAAGATTTCCAATAAGCAGTAAAAAGTCTACCCTTCTTCCAACCCATCTTTTGTCTTGACTCTTCGCTAATAGGCATTTTATTCTCCTATCGCAACTCGCTCCTGTCTTTCTGTTTCTTCTGAATCCTCGTCTTGAAGATTGTGGTAGAAATCGCTATCATTCCTTATAATTTCTTGGGCTGATTCCTCCGCAGTAACCGGGGCAAATAATCGTCTGCGTAGTTCCTGGGCCTCCGCATGACCGAAGTTTCCCAGAGATTTCCCGAGATTCAAAATATCCACAAAAGTATCTTGGCCACCACCAATCCATTCACAGATACAAAAGACTCCGAGCTTATTATATCGAATAAGGAATAGACAACCCTTCCGTTGAGAGTCCCCTTCCACTAATCGCCCTAAGAATTCAGGAATCCCACTACCTTTGATAATTGTATGTTCTGCGGAGGTAAATACAGAGATCATCCCAAGCATATTTTACTCCTTTTTAACAGTGACAGGTGCATTGACCTTGTCCAGTTGCATTGCCTTTTCATAGAGCATCTGCTCATCCCGAACTATTGACCCTAATTCTTCCCCGGTCAGAGGCATTCCGTTAAATAGTATCCGACCCTTAAGTAATACTTGCCGCAACTGGTTGTGTGCTTGTTCTGTAGGATTCATTTTCAGTTCCTTTCAAAAAAGTTATTCGGTTTTACTTCCCCTTAAATTACGAATTTGAGCATCGGTTAAACCCGCCTTCTTCAATGCAGAATCTATCCTGTGAGAACGCATACCAGCAGTTACTCCTTTTTTCTTTTTGCCAGCTTTCTTCTCGGCGGCTGCGAATCTTTTACTCGTAATATGTTTTAGACCCGCAGGGCTGTGTTTCATCCCCATCAAAGCCCGAATTAAATCATATTTAGCCATTATTTGTTCCTTTTATTTTTCATATCTACTGCGGAGGCCAAACTGTGAATTATTGCGTCTCAATAGCAATCGAGGTTCATCTACTTCAGTTAATATTTCAGTTCCATGTCCGTTGTTATAAAGACGTTTAATCTCATCAAGTGTGAGTACTTTGTTGTAGAATCTTGTAATATCGATGAGGCCGTCAGCATAATCTGTACCCAATCGACCAATATAAACAGGTGCATTGAGATTTTCTACAGCCACAAAAGAGTCAGGATTACTATGAATATCCTTATCATCAACACGTTTACCATCTACATAGATTCCTATTCCAGAAGTTAAAGTTCCTCCATCATAAGTTGCGACTGAATGATACCACCGATTTTCGACTAAAGCTGTATCATAACTTCGGCCAATAAAACAATCATCAACAGATTCATCGTAAAAGAATATACCCAACTTATTGCTAAATATACGCAACAGCCATTCGGCATCTGTATTAAATACTCCTTTGGTTATAATCCGAAAATTAGAAGTATCGTGCATATAAATCCATGTCTCAATGCTAAACGGAGTCGAGGCCGGGGTAAAGTTGGCGTGGTCAGGTATCTTAATGTAATCATCTGTCCCATCCAAGTCTTGTGCTCTATTTATTTTTCCAACTACAGAATGAAATGCCGAGGTCGCCGTTCCTGTGGCGTCTTTAACCGCCCCATTATGGCCATTTCCACTTGAATCAAGAATGACAGCAGTAGCAAGCCTATCATTCATTTTGTACTCAGCAATAAGCGTGGGTGGAGAACCGGCAGCACCGCCGACACCGGAAAAGCTCTGGACAAAAACGTGGGTTTTCTCATCTACAATCTTGTAGTAATTATCAGATTTAGGGTCTGTAAAGATTTCAATGAGTTCCGGGAGAAGTCTGCTACCTTTGGCTATGAATATGTGTGGGGCTGTAAACGGGAAAATAACTTCACCACCACCAGATACATTATCAAGCCACACAAAACCTTTAAGTGCACCGCCGAATTTCTTGACGGCAGCCCCCTCAATTTTGCCTTCCTTGTCGAGGCCGTAAACTATGCTTTCAGGTTTGAAATCGGCGGTTATCCTAATAGGCAGTTTGTAGGTCTTGACTGTTTCTTTCTTCCCATCTTCGTTGATAATCTCACGTTCCCAGACAAGTATATCTTCCCCCTCAAATAAATAGTTAAGGTCTGGGAATCCTCTCCAAATGGATTTTTTTAGTTCGTCATCATATGTAAGAGTATAACCCATCTTTTTTTTGATTTTCTTATCATGTTTTGGAGGCATGATTCATCAAAGTCCACTATATTCGACTGTCACATTATCTGAACCGCTGATGGCATCGAAGCCAATCCAAAATCTATTGTAACCAAAAGTATCGAATGAGACCGTTGCAATTCCTGTTCCAGATTCCTCCGCAGTAACACTAATAGTTTTATTCCAATATTGAGTCACAACACCTGTTTTGGCAAAATATCGAGCCGATGATATGGCCGTTGGTTGAGTTCCGGCAGTCCACGCCACTTCTGCAATCATTTTAACAGTAGTTTCACCTTCGCGGGCTGCGAATATTTGCATAGTGGCCGTGCCTGCGTTGTCGTTAAAATGTGCCCGAAGTTCCAGATGGTTCAGAGCCGTATCGTTAGATAAATTGATATATGGCAAGGCAGCTTCATCGGTATCAACCATATAATCAACAAACCGCTCTGTTACATCATCCGGAGGGTCGTATGTATTTCCACCGGTCGTCGGCCAATCTACCGTAGCTATGGCTGTTCTAATCGCCGTCCAAGCTGCTCTAACTGTATGAACAAGCATATTATTCTCCTATAGAAAAAAGCCGTTGGAGAGCATATCCTCGCCCTCCAACGCATTGGTAAGTATTCAATTTGGATTAAGAACCAGAAGTCTCAATTCCACCACTTCCGGCTTGGACAATGTGATTACCAATACACATATTCTGAGATACGACATTTGCAGCATCAAACTTGATTGCATCAACGGCACTAATATAGTTATTGACATATAATGCACCTCTGGGTTGGGCTGTTTTATCGTAAATACCGATGTCCATTTGATCTGTATGACTACCGGGGCCAACGGATATAACATTATCCTTTACCAACATAAACATATTGGAACTCATAGCGGCATCAATTTGGATACCTATACCGGTGGTATAGATTTGATTATCGACAACTTTGGATCGTTGAGCTTGTAGCCCTGAGAACCGGATAGCAAAGTCCGGGCTATTAGCAACGGCTGACTCGTAACCAATTCTACATTTTTCGATTACTACGTCCGAGCAACTACCGGCGAATAAGAGACATTCCGAAATTGTAGCCTGACTATCAAAAGTACACTCATGGAACTCAATACCATGACTGCCTCCTGCGACAGAAATAATAGGAACAGATGTCTGATTACTTCTAAACTGGATATTATGCCAGCGACTATTCTGGGCAGCACCCGTAGAATGATAACCCTGTATTCGCACCTTGCCACCAATTCCAATCACGGTACAGTTTTTGGGAAATGCTGATAAATTCTGTGTGTAGGTCTTGGAGTGAACATACATAGTACGTTGAGTGTCCCCGTCCAAACCAAAGGCAGTATTGTTTGCCGCTATTGCCACAGCCATTGATGCGAAGGCGTGTTCGGGGGACAAACCATTATCTGAATCGCTGCCTGAATCTGCATCTACCCAATAGACTTCTGCAAATCCAGCATCGGGATTAAGGATAGGCCCTAACTGTCCCAGACCTAACCGTGCTAAATTATCGGCTAAAGTAAAAGCCATAATAAATTCTCCTAAAATTAAGCCAATGCTGGCCTGACAACAAGTTCTGAACCACCCTTGTAATTCCGACCCCACGCAGGGCCGCAGGCAGTATTTGTTAAGTACGGATTGTTCGACATAGAAGCAAGATTCGCCAGCACACCAGCGACGTTGCCATCAATCATTCCACCAGTTACACCAGCCGCTAAGGTAATGGCATCGCCCGTGTCGTCAGCGGCCAAGATGAATCTGTTGTTGTAGATTCCACCATTTCGGAAGTTTGCGGTCGCCTTGTTGATATGGATACCTACGTCACCCGAATTGACATAGAAGGTGTTGTCTCGGATGACTAATCCATAAATAGCATTCGGCCCACTATCAGCTAAGCCAGAACCTACAAAAATGCCAGCCTCAATAAGCGACTTGCCAAAAGTACACTTTTCAATCAAGCCATAGAGCAATTCGCCAGCAGTATAGGTACTGGAAGAACGACCGGCGACGATGCCGTAGGATGCACCAGTGTTGCTTCGACCCTCTGGGCCAAAGTGACAGTGATGGATATGATTGCCCCATGCACCCCCATAGTGACTCTCTATAGCTCCACGAATTGAGTCAGCCTTTTCACTGCCCAATATCAAGTTGGCGATTTCACAGTATGCTCCGTATGTTCCACCGGCAGCACCAAAGGCAAAAACCGGAGTATCGGTGGTGTCACCTGGAGCCACTATCTTGAAGGTCGGAAGTATCCCGTTGCGTATGCCGAGGATATGAACTCTCTGTTTACTAATTACGATAGGCCAAGTCTCTGCGGGGGCGGTACTGGGATAATTCAAGACGAAGATGTAGTCATTTGCACCACTGGTACATAAACTCAATGCGTGAGTAATCGTCAGGAGGGGTTCATCGGGAACCTGTCCCAATCTATTAACACCGTCATCGCCTACTGCCGAGTTTCCATCGACAAAAAAGACATGGGAATTGTAGTTCATTGTGGGGAAATAATTTGCGATTCCGCAAATGGTGAGGTATTCCGGCCCCCACTTCCGGACGGCCTCTTTTATAGTTAAAGCCATTGTTTTTTCTCCTTAGCTAAATTACATTTCAAAGAAAACGGAGAGGTCTGAAACACCGACTACGAGAAAGGAAGAAAATGAAAAATATCGACCTCTCCGTTATTCACTTTTTCTAAAGAACTTGACCTCCGCAGACTTCGGAATAACAATCAGCCTGTGGAGATTCTGTCTCAAACCTCGAAGATATTCTGTGAATGTGCAACAGAAACTCATCGTGGCTCAAGATTTTTTTCATTTTATTGCACCGTATGCAACAAGGAACGACATTTTTAGTCTCATATCCTCTGGAATTATCTAATCGGTCGATACCTTGATAGATAATAGTTTTTCCGTGATATACCAGAGAATTTTCAGGGTTACATCCACAGTAGTAACAATCAGCGGAAATCAAACTTTGAATTTGCTCCTTAGAGAGTTTGAAACAATGACCTTTAGTTCGGGCAAGTTTCCGATAAGCAAAGAAAATTCGATTAACTCGTAATTCATCTAATGGTTTACTGAAAAGCTGTTGGGTGCGTATCTTGTGATAGCACCCACAACTTTTTGTGTTTCCAGAAGTAAGACTATAACCAGTTGTGACTGTTATGTTACCACAATCACATTGACATTCCCAGAGACTTTCTTTATGCTTTGTTTTTCCAGTATCATGTAATACAACTAAACGAGTAAACCGTTGGCCGATGAGATTGAGTCGATTATGGGCGATGCCTCTTTTTTCTCCTTTACGGAGATGTTGAGCACATGCTCTGCATCGTTCTCGTTGAGGTTTATTTTCTCCTACAAGAAGAACAACCCAACGAGCTATCTCACAATCAGGACAAGCAGCCCAGATAAATTTTTGAGCATCTGGTTTTTTGCCAATGTCCCGACCTTGTCTTATTTCGTTTAGTTTTGGCATCATAAGTCCTTATTGTATAAGGAGTTATCAAAGCATTGTGGCCTCAGTTAAATTTTCGAGCTTGACCGCTCGCGGATCACTTGGAGCAATTAAATTGTAATACCAGAACGGAGCCTCCAATAAATCCTGCGGAGCACCTGTAGAGGCAGTAGAAATCATAAACACCCCGGAGAGGCCACCAAGAGGAGCCAAAAATTCAATCTCTGGCCCCATACTTGCTTCCACTCCGCCCAATCTCGGAGGACTAAATCGCTGAATATTGTCCCCACCAAACTTCAAGGCATACAGAGTATTACTCAAGCACATCGGACTCATAATCCACTCATAGGTTCGTCCACCGAACTCATAAGCAATCTGAGACCAACCACCCTTGAAACTCAGGGCTTTTCCGGTACGCTCATAGTTCTGTCTGTTGTTATACAGACCCGGCTGTTGCAGCCACTTCAACTGAACGCCCTGTGTAGTAATAACAGTGTCTAAGGTTTCACCCGGATAAGCATCCAGGTATCCACCGATATAACCGTTAATCACGTCATCGGTAAGAGGCCCGTTCACGGCCTTAACCTGAGACTTAAACTGTGGATATGTCGTCAAGTTAAGAGCCGCAGCATTTGAGGAAGAACCCCCAAGAATATAACCAGACGATTTAATCCAGTCATTGAGTCCCCAACTAAGCTGTGGACGCGACCCCGAATTGTACCGGGTTGATTTGGCCATTACAATCCAGTCATCTGCTACTGGTTCGACACTAAAGGCATCTCCAGTTGCCGCCCACTCGAAATCCATCCCTCCACCATCCACCGAATTAATAGCCTTGACGGTTATGGCCTTGCCGAGATAATCAACACTGGTGATGATGAGTATCACATAATCCGTTTCCCCATACTCATAGTTCTTTACTTCCGCTCCGGTCGTAGCAGGAGTCGCACCCAC